ACAACACTCCCGATGAGAACAAGAAGATAAAGGAAGGCGAAGGCGACAGCCTGTGGAATGCCGAGGAGGGAGACACCGCCGAGGAGAAAGCCCGCAAGAAACACAAGAAGTGCCATAAGGACATCGACGCACGCTGGACAAAGAAGGGCGACGAGAAACACTATGGCTACAAGGCTCACGCCAAGGCCGACAAGAAGACGAAACTGGTGGAGACTTACGTCACGACCGACGCAAGCGTACATGACTCGAAGGTGGTGAAGCCGCTAATAGAGGAGACGGACAAAGGCCAGGACTTGTATTTGGACGCAGGCTACGAGTCGAAGGACAAGGAAGTTGAGGAATGTGGCATGCGCCCAATAATCTGCGAGAAGGGACACCGTAACCATCCGCTTACGGACGAGCAGGGGCGCAGCAACCGCACGAAGTCCAAGTCGAGATGCCGTATAGAGCACATCTTCGGCTTCATCGAGGGACCCATGAACGGCTCGCTCGTGAGAAGCATTGGTATAATGAGAGCCAAGGCCGCAAGTGCATTGACGTTTCTTGTGTACAACATCTTCAGGTACACCCAAATCTGCAAGTACCAGCCAAAACTTATCAATGCAATCAAGGGATAACTATGCCCTTTTGCGAGATTCTTAATAAAAAATGTAAAAAATGAGTGGATAAAGACACATTGAGTTAGATGATAGGACTTGGTTGACAAGTCGTGTTCCGAGAATAAGGCATTCGAGGAACTGATGACACTCGAATTTACGAATTTATAGAACCTACCTTAATTGAAACCGTATAAAACAAAATCCACTTATGGCACAAATTAATGACATCGCAGTGTTCGTGTTTGACGCGAACGCTTATGACAAAAGCGAGATAGACGCACTCGCCAAATACTCGGACTATCAGTCTTTGCTTGCCAAGGACAAAGACCACATAGCCTAGAATGTTTATGGTTGGCAACAATCAAGGCATTGATTTTGAGCTTCTGAAAGAATGTGCATAATTTGGTAAATATATGGACAGATTAGGTTTTATAGAATATTCGTCGTTGGTTTCGCCGAGCGGTTCAAGAAAAGCCGCTTGTTATGCCACTGCCATACAAATTCTTGATGAAATATTCGAGCAGCACGATGTCATGAATTTGCAAGGCGCATCGCTTTATTCTGTGGATGATGCGGAATTGTTGATGAGAATAAAAGATTTCGTAGTGGAAGAGCAGAAGAAAGCCAAACATGGCAACGCGAGCATTTTCGACTACGGCAAACCAAATCAAAGGAGTTATGCTACAAACCGCTTCTGTTCGTCGGCACTGCAAGGTCTAATCGGTTATTTGCAATATGAGCGCAATGTGGTTGCCGCAAACGAAATCGTGTCGAAAGAGAAAAGCGCGAAAAAGATTTCCGCAAAATTGCTGACGCATTTCGACTTGACAAAAGAGGGGAAAGATGCAGCCACGGAAAGCAAACGGCGTGTCGGGCAGGAGTATTTCCGTCGAATGATATTGACAAACTATGATTGCCATTGCTGCGTCACAGGATTGAATGTCCCTGTCGTGCTTCGTGCGAGCCATATCGTAGAGTGGTCGAAAGACAAGGCTAATCGCTTGAACCCAGAAAACGGTCTCTGTTTGAGCGCGACATACGATGCGGCATTTGACAAGCACCTAATATCTTTCGATGAAGATTATCGCATGATTGTTTCTCCGATAATTCGTGAGTTCTACACAGCGCAAGCAACGCGTGATTACTTCGAGGCATTTGAGGGGAAACGTATAACGTTGCCCAATCATTTCAAGCCAAGCCAAAACCTATTGGCGAAGCATCGGGAGATGTTGGTTTTGTGACAAATTGATTTCGTGATGGATGTCAACAAGCAAATAAATATCGAGGCATGACAGAAATTCCGTGTAAAAACCGTAATTTTATAGCCGAAGAGGTCGTTGAAACGTTCCGCAAGTCTCTTGTCGCAAGATTTGGAGGTTGCGGAAACTCCGCAAGTCTCTTGTCGCAGGATTTGGAGGTTGCGGAAACTCCGCAAGTCTCTTGTTGCAGGATTTGGAGGTTGCGGAAACGCCCGCAAGTCTCTTGTCGCAGGATTTGATGGTTGCGGAAACGCCCGCAAGGAGCAAATGAATAACTGAAAACAAAAAGGATAAAGACATGACAGACATTAAAAACATCGACTTGACGCGCATGAACAACGGTGCGCATTTCACATTCGTGAGCAACGCCTTGACAAAAGCCGAGGGCAACGCAAAGGTTGCGGAGAAGGCTGCCGAGGCTGTCGCTGAACTGAAAACGGCGGTCGCAGCCGAGGACGAGGCTCTGAAAATATCGCAGAAGAGCCTGCTGACCGATGAGATTACGGAAGCCGACCACAAACGCGACGTACTCTATTCGGCGTACAGAAAAATGGTGAAGGCATCGCTCGACTCGCCGCTTGAAAATCAAGCCGAGGCTGCGAAAGTGCTCGACCAGCACATGACCGACTATGCCATTGACACGCAAATGCAACTCGACCGTGAGACGGGTCTCGTCACGAACCTCGTGACCGACCTGACGGGCAAGTTCGCTGCGCAAGTGACGACGCTCGGACTGACCGCCTACGTCACTGCACTGAAGGAAGCCAACGAACTCGTGAACTCGCTCATTATGCAACGTGCCGACGAGCGCGGAACGAAAGTCGCTGGTGCTTTGCGTACCGCCCGCACAGCCACCGACACTGCATACAAGGCTCTGATTAAGCGCGTGAACGCCCACCTGCTCTTGGACTACGACACCGCCTACGACGATTTCGTGAACTACATGAACGAGGAGATTGACCGCTACAAACAGCAAGTGCTGGCTCGCAAGAAATCGACTGCGACAGCAAGCAAGGCGAAAGTTAATCCTGCGGCTTCGCAACCTGCCGAGTAGCGGATAACATAAATGGAATTGCTCTCTTTCACCTCGCTACAAACATCTTTGGTATCTGCCTTGCATGAAGTTAAGGGCTTCTTGGCAGGGTAACTTTGCTGAACAACAATATGGGCAATAAAAAAGATAAGCCATATCTCGTGTACGCCATCGCTCCCAATGGAGCAATGGCGCACATCGACAGCGTTCCTAATGGGATGGGGTGTGGCTGTATATGCCCACATTGTAAGGACAAACTGTTGGCCAAGAATGGAGGAACTCTCAATGCACATCATTTCGCACATCGTGATGGGGCCGATTGCGTAGGTGCTGTAGAATCTGCCCTACACATGCTTGCCAAAGAAGTCCTTTCCGAGACATTATGCTTGATGCTTCCGAATGGGGAAATAATGCGCTTTGACAAGGTTGCGAAAGAAGAGTATAATAGCGAATTGGCTTTGCGTCCGGATTGTGTGGGTTATTATGGGGATAAAATTCTATGGATTGAGTTCAAACGCACACATGCCGTGGATGTTCGTAAAGAGGAAAAGATTGTTTCGGCTCACATTGATTGTATGGAAATAGACTTGAACAAGTGTGAGCAGGACAAAGAAAAGGTGAGGAATTTTATAACCCAAAGCAAAGACGAGCGCAAATGGATTTATAGTGCAAAATATGGCAGAGGCATATCTAACCGCCGAAACCGTACAAGTGAGGCAGAAGATAGAGAACGTTATGATGAGTGGGAGGAGTACATAACTCGGCATTTTGCAATAGAAGATGGTCAACGGCTTATTGACTTGGAAGACATCGCTGATTTTGATGCTTTGCATCACAAATATACTTGTCCGTCATGCGGACGAGATGTGGTGTTAAGGGTCGGGAAATACCAAGATTATTATTTTGAGCATCTTGACGAGAAAGTTCTATGTGATGATGAGATGTATTTGCAAAAAGCAGCAGTTGCCGCATTATATAAGACCATTTCAGAAGCAGAGCATTTTGTTATAATCATTCCGCAATTTCATAAATGCCGTTTATTTGATTCCTGTAAGTTCTATAATGAAGCGGGGTGTGAGGCTCGGCGTGAACATTCGTTTGACATAAAACAGTACGGTTATACTCGTTGTTTGAAAAATTATAGGTTTGATGATGCCATTTATCAAACAGATTTGGTGTTGTGCAGAGACAAAAGTCTTGAAAATGCAATAGAGATAATTGTTAACACCGAAAACATCGAAAAGGAAATAACAACTAAACGCCGTTTGATAAAATTCTTTGTACGAAACGAATCAAGTATTAGGAGACTGCAAACAGACCATATAGGCTCTGACTACGCTCATTTTGTAGGATTCAACGATAATGGGAAAGGGCTTGCAGACCCTATAGAAATAAATCGTGAGTTGACCAAGTTTACATTCTATTCAAGTGGAAAATTCTTCCCTGAACATGTTAAATGTACGGATAATATCTCTCCCAATAATAGCTCAAAAGTATTGAAAGAAGCGATATTCGTACAAGATGGCGATTATGATGATATGCGAAATTATCTACTAATGAGTTGCAGAAAACAAGGTTTGAAAATTTGCTATTGTCATCTTTGCTTCTTTCTGTCGCGTAGTAGTGGATATTTCGGTGCAGGGAAATACTTCTGCAAGAGGTATAAGACAAAAGGGACACCTCAATTCCCATTGGATGCAACACCTATTGATTGTCCATATTTCATGCTGGATAATGAAATAAAAGCGAGAATTGCAGGAATAGCAGAACAGTTAGATGCAATAGAAATTGGTAATTTCCAACATATAAAGTAATAGGGGGTATGACAATGTGCATTAGACAAGGTATATGGAGCAAGAATCAGATGCAACATGGTAGCAAACTGTTGCAGGGAAATGTTCGTGCTTTCCTTAGTGTGCGGGGAAAAGTTAATAAGGGTATTCGCGATACGATTATCAACCATCCAAACAATTTCTTTACATACAACAATGGTATAGCGATTGTTGCACGTTCAATAGGCTTCTCTTCTGACGGAAGTCGGATAGTTCATTTCAAAGACCCGCAAATCATCAACGGAGGACAGACGACGGCATCGTTGGCTAACGCTGTGATAAAGAAAGAAGACCAAAAGAACGGTATGGACACGCTGTTTGTCCCAATGAAGCTAACGGTTCTGAATGTCGAGGATGATATGTCGGAAGAACAGGTGGACAGGTATAATGAAATTACAAAGACCATCTCTCAATGTGCTAACTGTCAGAATCCTGTTTCGGAAGCAGACTTTTTCTCCAACCATCCGTTCCACGTGACGATGGAGAAACTTTCTCGTAAGGTTATGGCACCGCCTGTTGATGGCAATCCGTATCAAACGATATGGTTCTACGAACGTTCGCGTGGCAAGTGGGAGCAGGAGCAAATGAAGTTGACTCCAGCGCAGCGCAAAAAGTTCTGCGAAATGCACCCCAAAAACCAAGTCATAAAGAAAGAGAAATTGGCGAAATGCTTGAACACCATCTATATGAATCCACAACAAGTGTGTCAGAGTTCTGCAATCAATTTCAGCCGCTTTGCAACTATCGTGGAACAGATGTATGATGAATCAAGAGACAGCATAAATGAGGAGTTCTTCAAGAAGGCCGTTTGCTCGGTAATAATCTTTGATACACTTGACTCAAGAATAGGAAAGGCTTCGTGGTATCCCAAGGGAGGAAATAAGGCACAGATAACTCCATATACTATCGCCAAGTTAATGACGTTGATTCCTAAAGACAGAGATTTGGATTGGCGTACAATCTGGCAAAAACAGACGCTTTACCCTGAATTGTTGGACGAATTGATGAAAATAGCATATTGCGCCCACAACTTCCTTATAGAACAAGCAGGGGGTGGTCTTGTGCGCACTATTTCACGTACACTTCCTGTTTGGAAAGCATTTAAGGAATACAAGTACGAATTATCCAATCAATTTGTAGCAACGCTTATTTCTAAAGAAGAAACAAAAGCGGTGGAAGTGGCCGCAAAGCGAGTCCACAAATTTAACTCTGACATTGACGCTGGCGTAGAGGTGTTTAAGCTCGGAAGTCAGTACTGGATGAAAGTATATTCCGATTTGTCAAAAGAGAGTATTCTTTCGTATGGCGATTTGGATTTCATAAAATCCATCGCTGGCTACATTCAACGCGGCAGCCTCCCATCGGCGGCGCAGTGTAAACGGTTATTAAAAATTGTGGCAAAGGCCGAGGACAAAGGCTATATGATGCCATAGACGCTATTCTAAAATTTGATTTATGACACAACAAGATATACATAATCTACTTGCAAAGGGCGAGCGAGTGACGCTCGAATGCAAACTGGCAAGGAATACTGTACCAACATCGGTATGGGAAACGTATTCTGCTTTCGCTAATACGTATGGCGGCACGATACTGTTGGGCGTTAAAGAAGATTTGACCGAGAAAGATATGGCCAAACGGTTCGACATCGTTGGAGTGGAGGATGCCAACAAAGTACGGACGGACTTATGGAACATGCTCAATAACTCGGAAAAGGTGAGCGTGAACCTATTGCAAGACGATGAGGTGGAAATCGTAGAGATTGACGGAAAGTCCATCGTCGTGGTAAAAGTGCCACGTGCAGATACCAGTGTGCGTCCTGTGTATCTCAACGGGAATTTGCTTCGTGGAACTTTCAAACGCAACCATGAGGGCGACTATCACGCCACGAAGGAGGAAATCAAGATGATGCTGCGTGATGCCAACGAAGAGGGTAACGACAGGTTGTTCTTGGAATACTATACGATGGATGACATAGACGTGCCTTCGTTGGAGCGATACCGCCTACTATTCCGTACAGACCATCCCGACCACGTCTGGAATGACTTGCCACACAAGGATTTCTTAATGCAGTTAGGTTGCTATGTCGTGAACAGAAAAGAGCAGACGGAAGGGTTGACCATGGCTGGTCTGCTAATGTTTGGTAAGGGGCTGCCCATTCGTGAACGCTTTGATAATCTGCGGATGGACTACATTGACAAGTCGAACTTGATAGGTGAGCAACGGTATAGCGACCGTATTACCTATGACGGTACATGGGAAAACAATCTCTTCAATTTCATGCAAATGGTATTGCCACGCCTTACGCGAGACCTGCCACGTCCATTCCGAATGGAGGGCGTTGTACGCAAGGATGACACTCCTCAACACAGGGCAATACGCGAGGCGTTCACCAACATGATTATCCACGCCGACATGATGCTTAATGGCTTGTTGCGCGTGGTGAAGTACGACAACCGTTTTGAGTTCACAAACCCAGGCTTACTAAAACTGCCAGTGGAGCGTATCTATGCAGGTGGCGAGTCAAAAGCCCGCAACCAACGGATGCAGGCACTGCTGCGTATGATTGGCTTTGGCGAAGGTCTCGGTTCTGGCTTCCCACTTATCCTCAACGCATGGGAGGAAAAACACTGGGTTCGTCCTGAACTCATAGAAGAACAGGACTTGATGCAAGTAAAACTTGTGTTGTATATTGAACGTGACAAGGATAATGTCACAAAGGATGTCACAAAGGATGTCACAAAGGATGTCACAAAGGATGTCACAAAGGAATTATCCGAACGTCAGCATGAAATCATGAAAATGTTGAAAGAAGAACCAACGCTTAAGACAGAAGAATTAGCAGAGCGATTCTCTGTTACAAGACGAACAATCATACGAGACCTTGATGCCCTTCAAAAGAAAGGCATTCTAAGACGCGAAGGTGGCAGAACCTTTGGCCACTGGATAATAATCCATGGTTAGGGGAGAATGGGATGTCCAAAGAAAACACCCAACCTTACATTTTTGGGTGTAAAATTGGATGTAAATTCTGTAAATCACTGATAATCAAGTGATATTGCGGAGAGAGAGGGTAAATAGTCCTCCCATTCCGTATTAGTTGATTTTGAGCAGCTTATGTCGTTTTCGCCGTCAGTTTTTGTCATTATCAATGCACATCTGATGCACGACCTGCCGTATTTTAGGTACAAAGGTATATATAAATTTTAATTTTTAGCTCTAAAACTTATGTAAATTTTAATTTTTAAGATATTTTATCCCACAGGGCATATAAAAAGGCGACCCACTCGCTTTCACCTGAGCAGGCCGCCAAAAACAGCAAAATATATTTATTGGTTACGTAAGCCACGGATTTTCAAATGGGTTGTACTCCCTTTGGAAGGTTTCTAACGCCCAGTCAACTTTCTTCTCCCCGGTTTCCCTGTCAATCTTGCGTGGCAGTTGTGGATTAATTTTGAACTTGGAAGCGTCCGACAACCATTTCATAGAGTCCTCGTAAGCCCATCGGCGAGTTTCCGAGATGTTGGTAGGGCTTATTATCTGATGTAAATAATACAACGCTATCCTGCTCATGTGAGCGACTACGCCGGGGTGTCTTGGGTCATCCAACGTGATATTGACACCTTCAGCCAATGTGTCGGCATTGGGATTCATCACTGGGTAAAACACCGTTCCTTCAGCTACGACATAATCACGGGCTTCTTCTGAATAGTCATATTCATAACTCTTGTCATATTCGCCTATCAGCCCCCAGTTATCATCTTCGTCTGGAGCAACAACAGTATCATTCGTTTCCGTCTCTGTGTTGTCGTCCTCCTCTTCACTTTCCGTATCTTTGAGATACTGATAGAAGTTGTCGTTATAAGAGCACACTTGGTTTTTCTCCCAAGTCAAGTTAGGCTCCCATGCAGTAGTTTCAGCCTCTTTCCATACGGATATACCAGGGGCGTGAATTTCTCCTGCTTCATATCCGTGCGGTATTAAGCACTGCCAATATTCAGTGCCAAAACGCACAACCTCGCCTTTTGCATACATTCTGAGCTGAGAATATCTCTTCGCCTTTTCAAGTAAGCGTGGGTCTATAAAGTCAACCACTTGCTTCCAGTACAATTCCTTTGTTGGTGCTTTGTAACCGTTGATAGCTGTGAGTGTCCTGTAGATTTTCTCGTCTTTCCTGATCCACACTCCACCCGGATATGACACAGCCACGTTGTATTCACGGATATTCTTGCCGACAGCAAGAACCTTAGCTATGTCATAGTACTGGTCAAGATACTCCAAAAAGTTCATTTCAGCCCTTTGCTCCGCTTGCGGTACACGTTCAGGTATATCCCTCACGAGTTGGCTTATATGCTCTTTCGTGGCAATGGAGCAATAGTCATTATCTGTTAGAAACCGATGATACGTCATTGTTTTTTTGTCCTTTTTATTATTAATAGTCAAAGTCGCCATAAACGGTCTCACCCATGTCTATCGTAGTCACTATGTCGGTACTTGAACTCTTGTATATTTGGTATTCCTTGCCCAGATAATATATCAAGGCATAGTCGAAACAGTCTGAAAAATGTCCGTAACGCTCCACTCTTTCACCGTTCTCGTTCAGCACTTTTTTCTTTTCCTTTGTGCCGTCAGGATTCTTTTTTTGATAGATAAAGTCCTCTGTCAGTCTGTGGCAGCGAGCGTCTATTTGTAACCGCCACCCTTTATACCCCACGAATAGCTCATTAACGAACTCCAGACGAGTAATCATCGCAGGCTGTTTTGTCAACAGCTGTATCTTTGGTCTGAGTACGGCGTTTGTCATGTTCTTGTTGGCTATGGTAAAGTTGTTCACGCCTTCTTCCGTCTGGGTGGAACGCGCAGCACCGGCAGGGTCGCCAGTAAGCAGTACGCCACCAACATGACCGTCAGCCACTAATCTTTGAGCTATCCAACGAGTAAAAGCAGGGGTGTTGTTATGCTTTTCTTTGGGGTAGCCGACCATTTCAGGGAATATGTACACGATTTTATTGTCATAGTCAATCTGAATGGGGAGACAGCTCATATATGGATTGACGTTAAAGTCAAAGCTGAGGATTAGCGGCTTCATTGGGTCGTATGACTTTTCTTTGAGGTTCTGGATAAGATGTTTATCGCCATCGAAATTCCAGTAAGCAGCCATCTTATTGCTGGTGGTGAATAGCCAGTTGCCATAGAGGAGACGGTCACGGTCAGCTTTGTTGCGCAGCTTGCTAAGTTTATTGTAGTAAATTGTGCGGAAGCCTTCATTAGGATTGTCGAACAGGCTGAAGGGGATGTAGCGATAGCCTTGTGGCAGCTTGACGGGATTGCCATCATCATCCATTACGAATGTTGACCTAACCCAAGTCAGGCATGGGTTTGTACTCATATACAGCTTGCCAACAACAAATGTCTCGGCAATTTTATAACGAATACGAGAAGCTAAAACTTCAACGGCTTTTTCAGAGACTTCGGAAACCTCGTCGATGAAGCCTCCTGTAATTTCCAATGAGCCTAAAGAGTTGAAATCTGGGTCTTGTGGGCTTGGTGTCAATTCCATTGCCATTATTTGCGAGCCATTCCAAAATGTTATGGTGTACGCTAAATTATTGATGTGGTAGTTTACGTCACGCCTCAATCCCCAAGATTTCAGCACATCTAATAATGTATTCCATGTCGTTTCCAATAGTGTCTTGCGCACTTTACGGGCGACGACCATGCGTATGCCTTCAAATTGCATACAGCTGAGGGTCAGCCAGCAACAGCCTATGTAAGAATTGTGAGTGACAACAAAGTCATCTGTAACATAAAGTCCATGTGGCTGATCGACAGTTATGCAACGCCCTTTCTTTTTCCCAACGTATTCAATATCTATAATTCGACGGCATAATTCAGAATTGCCACCATTATACTCGTCTCTACAGCGTTCTTTTTTGCGAGGAACATAAGACAATTCTGTGTCGCATTTGGTCATTATATATACAGTATAAGCCCTTTGACCCGTGCGTTTTTCGCCTTTATATGTGTATGTTGGTATTTTTGATGTTATTGTTGCTTTTCCACCTAAACTACGCACAATCCAAGCAATGTCATTTATTAGAACTTCACTAATACTGGTGTACGAAATATGTCCTCTGCTATCGACATAACCGTCAGTGTCAATTAAGCCTTGCATAAGCTCTTTCCTGCTATCTATGCGAGCATATTTATATTTTTCTGGGATGAATTTGCTTTCAGCGCCATGATTTATTAATCCCAATTCTTTTAATCCGCTTAATAAGCGTGTGTCCTTATAGACATAAGAAGGTGCTACTTTTTTTGCGTCCATGACTTTGCAATAATTGAAACCTAATGTAGATATTTTTTCTACCATTTCAATATCACGAGTAGTGAGCTTTACACACCCACTATCTATATGAGATTTTGTAAAACACCCATTGCCAATTAGACACCCTAAGAAATATGGAGGTATCGGTAATTCTCCACCGATTTCTGTTTCAATATTAAAGCGTACTGGCTTTGTTAATGGAATAGTCAGATTTGCTCCTTGATGTTGTCCGTTTTTCTTCTCTTGCATCCAGCGATACAGATGTTGTACAGTCCAGACTCTATCGGTAATTTTGTTTCCTTCAAAATCCGTTTTATTTCCACTGCCATAATGTGAGATGTGAAATTGCCATAAGTGATTATCCGAACAATAGGTCTCAGCCCCATCAATAAATTTGACTTTGTAATAATCACGTTCTTCTATTGGATGCAGATATTCTATATATTGCGCCCCACCAGTCATCGGGTCAGTTACCATATCGCCAACTTTTAAGTCTCTTATTTTCTTGTAACCCTTTGGTGTACAGATAAGTGCATCAAGTAATTGGCCTTTCCCGCCACCTGCTGAACCGCCGCCGAGTACCTGCTCTGGAATATCTGTATTACCACACCGCTTGCAAGTAGCCCTATAAATCTGATGTCCGTTTTTGTCGAACCCATTAGGGCGCATCTCCAGTTCACCACCACACCTGTCACAGCGGTTAGGCTGCAAAGCGTTCCATAACTCGTACTGTCTTTCTGATGGCTTGAAGACAATGTTCAAGCCTCTTGGTTTCTCTAATCTTGCCATATTCTTTTGCCGTTTTTATAGTAATAGTATTCCAGCCCCACCAAACTTGGACTGAAAGGCGTTAATTATAAAAACAAAGCCTTAAAATATGTCAACAAAAGTAATCGCCAGACTTCACAGTCCAGCGATTACTAAAAACTAACTACACTAAATAACTAAAAACCTAAAACTTCAAAATACCTATAACTAACATTTAATCTGCCTTATCTTGCTTGAAACAGTCCTTCCCAGTTCTTTCAGCTCTTTAGGGCTGACTGTCTTTTGCGTGTCCTTGCCTTCCTGTTTCATTATTCTATCACATTAATAGTTTGCAGGCTGACAATATGGGCTTTGGGGTTATGGTTGATAACCCTCGTGCTTTCAGAACTCGTCCATTTAATCAACCCGAAGAACAGCTTATGCTTTTTCTGTACACTAATCACTGATAGACTATCCCTTATATCATAATCGATCACGGTTTTCCTGTCAGCTGCTATATCAACGTTTATGTTCACGAAGTTGTCTTTGAGTCGTGCCTTAATGCCACCAAACGTGTCAACCTCGGCAATCACGGTGTCAACGCTTACTGTGTGACTCGTCATTTCCGTGATTGCCGAAACATCTTTCGCCCTAAGGTTGGACACTTGCAACAACTTTCCGTATTTCGCTTTCAGATTATCTGTGGTATAGTTCAAGTCCTTTACCTCGGCTTGATATAAGGCTATGGAGTCGTTCAGTCTTATTTTTGTCTGCTTAATTTGTTGATTCAAGTCGGTTATGGTCGTTTCAAGTGCTTCCGACTGGCTTTTGTAATGGTTTGTCCTTTCATAGCTATCCCAGAGCGCAACGCCCATTATGGCTATCAGGATAAACGGCCACGCCTTGTTGAAAAAATTGCTCCACATATTCATCTTTATTTTATGTTTGCGTATTCAGCCACGGCATTAAAGCACGGGCATTGCTTTTTCCATTTTGACGGTGTGTTCTCGCCCCAGACACTTCTATGCCCAATTATTTTCGCATTAGGGTATAATTCCTTCAAGTCACTAAGCAGTCGGATGAGGGAGGATTTCTGAGCTTCGGTGCGAGTGTCCTTTGCCTTGCCGTTCTTATCCAGTCCACCGACGTACACTATGCCGATAGATGTGGAATTATGCCCCTCGCAATGTGCGCCACTGATGTTGACATCACGCCCATTGCAAATAGAGCCATCTCTATACACCACATAATGATAGCCTATGTCGCTCCAACCATTCTTCTTGTGCATCTGGCGTATTTGGTCAACAGTGAGGTCAACGCCTTCTTTGGTGGCAGTGCAATGAACTATCAGCTCTTTTATTGTTCTCTTGCTTTTCTTGACAAGTGAGCTTTTATTAGTTATGCCCAAAGCTGCCCAAGTCTTAGAGCCAACAACGCCATCAGCAAGCAAGCCTTTTGATTGCTGAAATTCCTTTACCGCTTCTTCGGTCAATGCACCAAAAATGCCGTCAGCATATAGGTTCAATGCTCTTTGCAAGACCTTTACGTCTTCGCCTTTGCTTCCTTTTCTTAGCGTATTCATTTCAGTAATTATTACAAAATCAATAAACATTCGCCAATCATACAGCCCGACATCGTTTCCACAATCCTGTCATCATTCAAGTATAAATCAGGATCGTTAGCATTTTCAACAAGCAGCTTGCATAATGTGTATAGCGCACAGGCAAACAAGCCGCAAACATTGGCGGCTGCACTGCTTGTGTCAAACAGCCTTGAAAACACTTGCGTGGATAGCTGAGAGACAACCAACCCTTGCAGGAAGCAGCTCAGAATAATCTCCTTGCGTGTCCGATATGGTCTATTGTTGTATGCCGTCATAATACAGTTGCTTTTAATATGCTGTTGATTCTTACCTTGTTGACGTGTTCAGGTCCTTCTATAGACCTTATTGGGATAAAGACATTTTTGACCTTTCTCATAATCTTGACATCGACATATACTCCACCCAATGCGTCGTTACCGTCCACGAGCTTCGTTATCGTTCCAGACTTGCCTGCTAAAGTCTCCCTGCCTGCCAGAGAAAGCTGATGTGAGGGGCGTATCGTTATCTTATCTCCTACTCTCAACATAACCTTATTGTTTTCCGAGCGTGTCTTCCAGCCTATCCCTAATCTGTCTGATGTCAGCGGACATATCGGTAAACTGCTTCATGGTCGCCTCGAACACAGCCTTGTCGAGCTTCATGTTATCGAGCTTTATATACTGCGCATCGACTTGCGCCTTGACTTGCGTAAGCTCTTTCTCCATTTGTTCTATCTTCATCATACTGGCTTGGTACTGAAGGTATGTTCCGCAAATGAACACGATGCAGGCTATAATCGTTTTGAGATTTCTGAGAACGAAATCGCCTATCAATGAGTTTGTCTTGTTATCCATAACGCATATCTGGTTTATTCGGTTACATCCTCAATTTCGTTCTCCTTGCTTGCTTGTGGAACTACAAGCTGGAACGTAATTCCGTCGCCATCAGCACCTTCAAGCATTACCTTGTGGGCGATGTCTTCCTTGATACCATACATATCGGTGAGCTTGCTGATAGCGTTTACTGCGACAGAACGTAAGGCTGCTGGGGATAGCGTGTTGCCCCATCTGTCTTCTACGGTCAAAACGGAACACTCTTCAGCTATTTTCAGCAAAGTCTCGGTAAGCCGTGGTCTGAGAGTGGCTGCGTCCACTATGTTGTGGCTCTGTATCTCGTCTATTCTTGCCTTGATGTCTTCACGCTGCATCAATTGTTGCACTGACATGGTGGTCTCTATTTCAGCGTTCACGTCAGTGTTTAAGTATTTTGCCGTCGCACCCTTGAAAACAAGGTCGTATGTTTTCTTGGCGTTGCCGTTATAAGGCGACGGCCCTGCTGCAAATATCAAGCAGAATTTTTCCTCTAAATCCGTAAGTTTGTATGTCATTGCGATGCGATTTTTATTGTTGTTTCTTTATTGATAATAGTAAAATCGCATCGCAACTAACATTCATAAATTCAGAAGTCTATTGATTATTCAGAGGTTGGTGCATAATTTGGTGCCTAAAAAGTTTCTTCAAGCCTTCAAGACACTGCTCTATCCGCTCCATTGTCCTCAGTTCCTCCATGTTGAATTTTATTTGCAGGGCATATCCCCCGATGTACGCAAGCACCTTGCCCGTTTTGTCGTCCGTAATCTGGTATATACTATAATCCTGCCTTTCACGAAACATCACTACTCCAGTGGTAATAGAGTCAAGATAGGCTTCTGGAACGCCGTCATCATTTACCAATTGTACGATAGACGGCTCTTTGACACGCTTCATCTGCACTATTTGGCTCTGTCGTACATTTATGCCGGTCGCGCTCTTTGTTTCCAGTTCCTTTTCTTCTCTGAACTTAGGTTGTTCTGGAATGACATCGGTCTTTATTTCTTGGACTTCCCTTTGCACGTTGGCTTTCAGTCCTTGCGCTATGGCGGCACTGGAAGGAACCATAGTGCCGCTTGTTTTGTCAAAAGTGAATTTATGCTTCATTTTCTTTGTGTTTTGTACGTTCAACTGTCAGATAATAAACTACTACGCCGACGCATAATGCCGCGCCTATAATTTCAAGTAAGCAATACATAAGCCTATATTTTAAAATGGTCTCTTAGTTTCTCCCTTTTCTCCTCAGCTAATTCATTAATGATAGTACCGCCTTTCGAGCGCATCCTGCCCGTCAGTGTTCTTGTTATCTCACGAGTGGCAACCACGTCAGCGTCCGCATCGTGTGCATCATCCATGTCTATGCCCAGACGTTCAGCCATTGCCTCCAGTTTCCATGTCTCTATGCTGGGGTCATCGTCGAATGTCAGCTGATTAAGGATTATGGTGTCAAGCTGTGCTATTTGAAAGTTGCCCCAGAAATCCTTATTACCCCTTACGAGCTTGACGAACTTGCCCCAACGGTCAGTGTAGAGCATTATCTGTTGCATGAAGCCGCTATCGAACTGAGGGTTTTGCCCAATGAAGAAGGGCTTGTTACTCGCCACCACTTCAAATGTATTGTTTTCGATGAACTCACAGATTTCATCACAAACATCTTCCAGTGGCTTGCCCATAGAGTAAAGCATATCCATTGTTATGCCTGACACCGCACTTGCTCGCTCTGAGTATTCCATAAGCTCCTGTTCCTCGGTGTCGTACTTGCTTTTCAACACTTTTCTCTTGGGCTGTCCTATGTCTGGCTTTTTGAAATATGGATAGATGTACGAGTTATATTTATCCATTACTTCAAAAGTATCAAGTCTTACAGCGTGAAGCGAAATTTGCGTTGCCGCACACTTGGTGCAGTCCGTGCCGCCAGTCTCAAAATCATAGACTATTGCGGTAATTACATTCGATTTCTGTTTTGGAGCTGCCATAATTACTTGTTTTTCACCTCTTCATATATACGCTCTATATTATCAAATAGGTCTTTCTTCGTACCGTTGTTTTCAATGACGTAATCGTAATCTTCGTCATTTAGTTGTCGTTTTTCATCCCTGCGCAAGCGAGTCTGATCGATCCCGCACCTTCTTCTCAATGCTTTTGTACGCTTGATGAGTACGGTATATATATCATACTGGTCGCCCCAGTCTGTTCTGAGGTTGGCTAATCCCTTTTCATCTATGACATAGACGGTGCAAGGACCGAACACCTGACTTTTCAATGCGTAGTAATAGTGCATCCCGTAATGGGTGTAGGCTATCATCTCGGTCCTGTCAGGCACTATGTCAATGAAATGGTGGTCACGCCCCTCAACTTCGGTTTCTCTGGGAGGTCTTGTGGTAAAAGAGCAAATCACGTTTGCGTTCTTGTGGTTCTGCAAGTGAAGCGATGCGAGCGTCTTACCACAGCCCGAACCGCCCACGATGCACAGTATCTTCAGCTTTTCCATATTATTTGTTGGGTTTAAGTATTCATTTATTCTTCGTTCCAATATCGTCAACATCAGCATTTTTAGTCTGGTGGGCGTTACCCTGCCACGCTGTCTTTTTGCGTTTGAGGATTCCTGAAGGTTTCTCTGTACCATGTTGACCTGCTGTTGTTGAGGGTCGCGCCAGTGATACCACGTTATAGGGTCGCCGTTTTCGTCAAAGAGATTGGGCATGATGAAATTCTCTATCGTATCGTGATAGATGTTCAGGTCATGCGCTTTCGCTATGGCGGAATTGATGCGATACCAAGCGTTATACCCAGTAGCGGCACTGTTTGTTCTGAACTTGCGTATCTGGGCTTGCACCTGCTCATCCAGTTCTTCCTTTATATCAACGAGGTAAGACATATCAGACTAATTTCAAATAATAGTTCTTTCCTATCTGGAGTGTGCTCTTTTCGTCATAATCACTCCATTTCACGTTTACGGCAGCCACGACGATGCGACCTGCGGCATTTTTCAAGTCCTTTCTCAGTGTTACCCAATCATCCCATATAGTTAGTACATTAAGGTCAGTGTTCTGCATTAGTTCCAACTTGCCGAAATGCTTGTTCTCACCAGTCCTGCGGTCTTTATATGACTTATCTGTGACTGATGCGATGGTTGCGCATATCGCACCTTTGCGCACCGAATAGAACCTATTATACAAATCCTTGAAATTAATGAATGGATAGCCTTGCGGTATGCCTGTCTTGTCCGTATTGTCATAAATCCTGCGATAATCCACAGCACCGAAGCCAGTGACGTTAATCTGCTGTTGACTCCAGAAATAATGCTTGTCTTGCATATTCTCTGGTACATCCTCGTCCGTCAGCTCGAAATCCAGCATTTTAGCCGCTTTCTGCATCAATCCATAGCGTTCAATTACAGAGCCGACGTGTTCGCATTGGTCGAAAGCACCTGCCAGAATAAGGCTCTTTACACATCTTGCCGTGACTGGATGGCGCATCTTTGTGGTTTCCGTTCCGTCGTCGTTGAAATTCTTGTGCTTCACTTCCTCGTCGCCAAACCTGTGTCTGAAGATGCGCTTTATGAAATCTTCAAGGTCATAGAACTCACCATACAGTTTTCTTTCCTGTATGATGCAATCCACGGCTCTCGGTCCTAATTGCTTAATGCGTGTCAGTGACCAATATATCCTGTTGCCCTTGAAATCAGCCGTAAAATTCACGCCTGATATGTTGATGTTGGGTTGTTCGAGTTTCGTTCCCCCTACATCTCGTATCTCGTTCATCAGTACGGTCATTTTCTCTGGGTCTTGGTCTCGTAATACAACTGTATAAAAGGCTGTAGGATAATACGTTTTCAGCCATGCACCAACGTATGCCGTTAGACCATAAGCAGTTGCGTGGGATTTGTTAAATGAATACTTGGCCGCATCTTCGACATCGCTCCATATCTTGTCAGCGGCTTCTTTAGGGCAGCCATTAGCTTTCGCACCTGTGAAGAACTTGTCTTTGAACTTGCGTACCTTTTCCAGCTTTTTCTTACTGAGAGCTTTCACGAGGTTTACACCGTCGCCTAAAGACAAAGAGCCTACCTTTTGAGCCACTTGCGAGATTTGCTCTTGGTACAACATGATAGAGTATGTATCTTTCAGAATTTCGTAAGTACCCCAAAGATACTGAGGTTCGATCTCCCCACGCTTTGCAAGAACGTAACTTTCCGCCGCTCCAGAGTCCAATGGACCGGGGCGAAACAGTGCCACCAATGCTATTAAGTCGTTGATATTGTCAGGTTTCATGCGTTTCAGGAACTTGGTAATGCCTTCTCCGTTAATCTGAAACAGTCCTTGTGTGTTGCCTGCTTTTACGATTTCAAATACCTTCGGGTCATTCAGATATTTGGAAACTATTTCAAGAATGGTATAATCCTTGTCATATTCGCTTTTTATGAGTTTCAGCATATCTGAGAGTCGTGTAAGCTCTTTTATTCCGAGAACGTCATTTTTAAGAATACCGATTGTGTCTATTTCTGTTCCCGAAATTTCACTGACCAACAAATCGCCCATTTTTCGGATAGGCAATAAATCAAAACACTCTACACGCTCACCTTTGACATATTCTGGAGTGATGATAAGAGCCGAAGCGTGAATACCTGCTGAACGTGCCTGACCCATTATAGGCAATATTTCCTCAAACACATCGGGGTATTTTTGAACAAAATCCCTAATGCGCTTGTCTGTTGCTGCCAGTTTCATAAAGTCAGTCCAACTCATATTGTCATCCAATATGGAGGTCAGATAGTTTACGGTCGCAACAGATACCTTGTGTATTCTTGCAACGTCTTTGATTACGGACTTTATTTTTTCCGTGGTGAACGTGCCTGCCGAGAATACACGCTGCAAGCCACGCTTGTTGTATCGACGTTCAAGGTATTGCTTGACTTCTTCACGCCTGTCTGCGTCAAAATCGTTATCCACATCAGGCAAAGAGCCGTGCGACATTTTTAAATATCCGCTGTCAACTTTGCTGTCCGCTACCAATTCGGCAGAATCAGTATGTTTATGTTTAACACTTAATATTTTCATGTTGTTTCTTTGTTGCGTGGCTAATTTCTACGTGCGCCCCTCGCTCTTCTCACTGCTTTACCCCAAGAATTTATTAACTTTTGGTAATCACTCTCGAATAGTTTGCAGGTCAGTTCATATAATTCTGGAATCATGTGTAATTCTCGCTCAATATAATCGAGGTAATTCTTGTGCTTGCATTTTACATTGCTCATGCGCAAGCCTACGTTGATATGATATTTCTTGTCGAACTCTTGATAAAGCAAACGGTAAGCCGCCCCAAAGTCACCTGCGCCTGCCTTAGCCATTATCTGAGTTATGCGCTGTCTCATGTCCGCAAGTGGTATCTCCTCTGTCAGTCCTTCTATAACCTGCGTCTTGTAAGTGTTTTCGTCTGAGAGTTGTTTGTTCTCCAATTGCAGAGTCTCGTTTTTCTCGACTTCTGCGAGCAAGTGTTGTAATGCTTCTTTGTAGGTTTTGGGCATGGAAAATGAACCAGTCTTGCGAATAGAAGGTAAAACTTCAGTGAACACCCAATCTTGAAATTTCTCTGCATCTGGTTTTCGACTTTGAAAAATGCACTTATAAAGATTTGGCTCATTTATAAAGTTGGTCATGGAATTACCGCCCTCATTATTATTTAGGGCGTGAGTATCAATTAGTTGCAGACCATTAGGATAGAGTCTTTGTCTTACTGCACTTGGATTTGTTAATTCTAATGCCCTGCATATATCCACAAGGCAAAAATAAGGCTCACCGTTTACTTCTGTCACGCGAATTTCGCCGAAGTTATCGTTTCTGAAAATTTGTAGTTCGTTCATAAATGTATATAGGTATTAATAAAATGCTTAGTTCTCAATGTCCTTATATTCTTCGTCCTCTGGGTCTGGTATGGCGTTGTGTACTTCTATACCAGTCCATATAATGCCACCCACAAGAACGACAAGAAAGATTAGAAATGCTATCATACGATTTTGTCTTTTTGAGTTATTTCCTTTGAAAGTCAGCAGGGATTTCTCCCCACTGACGATTGTCCCACTTGACCACTTTGATTTCATCTACCCAATAAGCCATAGCACGGAGATAGACCTCGGCTTTCATCAGCTTTGGGTTACGCTTGCCTGAAGCGGTGCGCTTGTCGGTAAACCATCTGATAGCCGTAACGCTGTCAGAGAATATTACTTTTGGCTGAAAGTCGTGGGCTATGATGTACTTGACCGCTTCCACTATCGCAAGGAACTCGCCTACGTTGACCGTCTGGTTGCCCAAGTCCTGATAGAAGATAACTTCCCCTGTGGCGAGGTCAACCCCACGGAACTCGGTTTTGCGGTTCTTAGTTGAGTGGGCTGCGTCAACCGCTATGCCTTCGTTCAGATTAATCATTGTGGTAATTTTAATTAGTCGTTTTCAAGAAAGAATTTGCTCGCCTTGAAAGTTGGTACGTCTTTGGCAGGGATTACCATTTCAGTGCCTTTTGATATGTTACGGGCTTTCTTTTCCGCACGGTGTTTCATCTGGAATGTGCCGAAATTGCGTAATACCACTTGCTCGCCGTTAGCCACGTTCTGTTTTATGGCGTTGATTGACTTCTCGATCACTTCGTCAACGAGTTTTGCGCTGAGACTGGCTTCTTTTGCCACGATTTTCACTAATTCTGCTTTAGTCATTTTTTTCATTGATTTTTGATTGAGCTGCTGTCATCACCTGTGATAAAATCAGGAAACTTGTATTTATGCCGTTCCTTTTCCAACAAGGAAAAGTACGCTTTCGCATAATCAACCATTTTTGTCTGCTTCGCATCCAGCATATCCAGCGTCACGAATGTGTTGGCTTGGAGCAGTTTTTTCGTCTTATCCCACTGTATCAGTGCCACGCCATCGTTTACTGGGGCGAATATGTGCATCTTGTCACGGAATACCGACTTGGTTTCAATCCACGTAGTGCCGAGATTCCTTTTAATATAAATAGGTAAAATGTCCTCTATAGATTTCGCCGCCATCAGCTGATTGCGTGTTCGCCAGTCACACACTTTAGAAAAGCGTTCCTTATAACGCTTGAAAAAATGCGGTGTGAACTTTACGGCTTGCTTGCTGTCAGTGTAAAACGCCACAGCCGACAAGCCCTTGAACGTGTGCATCAGACCTATGTGGAATGACGACCATTCCCAACGCCTTGACTGCCCAATGCCAGACTGGGTGTAGATGATGATACCTATATAGTGATTTTTACGTGACGATACAAAATGCTTGGAAACCACCACTTTGGATTTCTTTCGGTTTTTCCACAAGTGGTTAGTTATGTAGTCTGACCTGTCATAGCGCATTGTTTGGGCTTGTATGTCTGGCAGGTCCATGTTATATTCATAGAGCAGTTCATCGCTCGACATATTATCGACAAACATCAGCCACGGGTTTTATTCTGGTTATAAAGGTTGCGTATTATGCAGGCGGAGTCTATGAAATCCTCAGCCACTCGATGAGGATTAGCAAGGTCTTTACGAGAGCGTAACTTTTCGGCAATGACTGAGATGTCGCGCTTGCGCTTCTCCTTGCTGGCAGGGTCATAGACGATTTGCTTGTTACCGAATGTGACACGGACAATAAAATTGTTTTTTTGCGAAATCGTATCTACATTCGCCTTGAAGCGCACCATAGAAGCTGACACCGCAATAAAACCACCCTCGCATTTCATAGGAATAAGCGAGCAATGGTAAAGCGCGTTAGGGATGATGTCATCAGTTAGAGAATCATCCACGAACACTATCTTTTTCTTGTACTCGTCAGTCTCACGGCAACCACGCCAAGAGCCATTGATTTTAGTTACGAAACCATAAAGGCGAGACTCGTTGCCTTCCAGCCCTTTGTTGAACTTGATGTTTGTCTTTATTCGTTGCATTTTTACTGTTTTTTATTAGTTACGGGTATGAAAAAGCCCCTACACTAAACTAATAGTGCAGAGGCTTGTTTGATGTTTGAAAATAAAAGTTAAATATTCCGCTTAATAGTCAATCAGGCGGTCGCGCTTCATTTGCTTTACTGAAGGGATGACGTGGTGGCACTCAGAATCAAGCTGCTGGATAAGTCTAAACGGTCTATCACTTGCGTATTCAAGAAACTCGTCCATGTAGCGGCTTGTCAGTGCGCCACCACGCATCTCGGTCACAAGATACTCATCAGTAAGTCTTTCGGGGTTATATACTTGGACTATCAGGATCTCGTTATCCCGAATCCTTAAATATCTCCATAGCTGTCGGATTTTTAAGTTCGTGTTCATAATAAAGCTGCTTTAATCAATTATAATTCCAGACTGTCGGCGAAGCAATTGGAGCACAGCCCACCTGTCCTTGTGAATGTGGACTTGCTGATGCGCGCGCCACATCTTGAACAGAACAGGATAGACTCGTTCCTTCCGTGCAGTATCTTCTGTAGGCTTTGCTTGCTGATGTTGTACTCGTGGCGCAACGCCCTCTGCACTTCAGGGAAATTGTACTTCTTGTCTTGGTGTTCCAACCAATGCAGCCCACTTGTCAGCCGCTCATAGTCGGCACGGATAAGAAGGTTACGGATGTAAGTGGCATTAAGCAACCGTTGGGCATTAAGCCTTTCCAGCAATGACATCTCAATGCCGAACATCTCGCTCGCCTTCTCCAAGTCTTTCGGGCGCAAGGTGTACTGAACGGTGTCCGCAATACCAGCCATGACTATGCCTTTTGAAATGAAATGGTGAGTACTGGCTGATATTTATCGTCAGGCTGGATGTTGGCAAAATACTCGGCGAGGATGTTGAGCATTACACGGTTGCTATCCTCGTGCGACATCTTATCCCAGTCAAGCCCCATTTCATCGGAGATAGCCTTAGCCGTCTCGTAGAATGGGTTGTCGGTAGGCATTTCGTTGATGTCGTTGGGCGCATCGTCGCCAAACAGGAATTTGGAAAGTTGGAAATACTCAGCAATGGCTTTCTGCGATTGTTCGAGAGAATCTTTTTTAGTCGTCATAATTACAAAAAATTTATTATGACACTGTTTTCATCACTTCCAGACGAACTTCAACTCACAATGGATTACGGAACAAACGTCAAGCAGGGTCTTTATTGAGAGTGGGGTTACGTATTTCTTGCCTTTTCCCTTACCTTTGGACTGAAGCCGTTTCAGTTCTTCCTCGTCGAATGACTTTGGGGCTGTGTAATGCGAGCCGGTATAGCGATAGACTAACTTGTAATCAATCTGGTATCGCTTCATTAGTGTATCAAGTGCCTTATGCACATCCAACACCGTATCTACCGGGATGTCATCGTCAGTAGCCCAGTCATTGAGTTTCATTTGCAACCCCAATCCTGCGCAATACGCAAGCAAGTTTGACACTGGATAGGAGCTGCGCCCCGATTCTATCGACTCAATGGCGTAGGCTGTCAGCCCATCGCCTTTGAATGGCTTTCCGTTGCGTAACGCTTTTAGTTGTTCTGCGAGTTGTTCCTTGTTCATCTGCTTATCACTTGGTTTATAGTGCGGACGGCGTTGGTCACGTCAGACCTTACCCCCTCATAGTCGAAGACGGATTGCTGTTCGCATACGTCTAACGCTATCTCCAAGTCGGCATTTGCGTCTGACAGGTCGGATATGTTATCTTCCATGTCAGTGGTGCCTGCCGACCACCTGAATGATTCGGGGCGGTTGTCGAGCGCATCCTGTTCGTCGTCCATACACTGTTCCACGTTGCGTTGAGTTTCTTTGAGGATTTTCAACGCTTCCCCTTTGTCAATTGGGTCTCTCAGTCGTGCGAGACCGTCAAGCACTGAGTGCAAGACCATTCTTCGTTCTCTGTTCATGCTGTGTGATTTAATGGATTGAACATTCTGAAAGACGCCGCAAAGTTACTAAAATTTTTGCGGTTTCTCTCAGGTTAAAATATTTTTGTGAAAATTTTATTCACGTTTGGTGGGTTCTGCCGTTATCAGTTTGCTGGCAAACGGCAATTTCTCTATCCATGCGCATATCTTGTGCCATTCTGGTAGCCTGTGGTGGCGACGCTGGAAATACATACGGCGCAAGGTCTGATAGGAAATCATAAGTATTCGAGTTTGTTCATGCCCCATAGGTATCTCAGCTTTCGCCTTTTGTAAAGCCTCACCGCTCAATCCCTTGCACTCTATGTGCATTGTAGATGTTGATGATAGGCACTCAGCACCAATTCTGTAGGTCACAAACTCGTTCCAAATGTAGATAGGAGCCGTGATTTCAACATAGGCCACCACGCCACGGAGTATCTTGCCGTGTTCATCGCCAGAACGCATCAGGCGTGAAGCAAGCTCTATGTCTGTGAATGGGATGATGTCGGCGTGACTGGCAATTAGTTCGTATCTGTCACCCAGTCTTTTTACTTCGTCCTCGTCATCTTCACGAACACTGACGGCAGGCTTGCCCATAGGCAGGTGTATGGCTTTCATTGCGGGGTATAAGCCACAGACTTCAATCATTTTTATTTGCATAATCGTTTTGTTTTATGTTACGCTGCTTTCATCAGTCAGAAAATAATAGAGGGATTAACGCTCTTTTGATTGAAAAAGAATGTTAATCCCTCAAATTATAAGGTTTCCGTTAGTATTTTCTACGGTTTGAGCAGACTGCGTTGTAGATTATCTTGACCTTTGGCAGGTATTTGTTCGGCTTGTCGCCACATTTGAAACCGCTAATTGTACTCTCTTTCGTTTTGCGGTCAGGGTCGTACCATTGCTTCCGTGCTTTCTGCAAGTCTGCATTTGGGTGGATGAAGAAATCGCGAAATCGTGGGTCGTTGCCGACTTTATGAAATGTCGCAAGGTGCTTTCTCCACTTCGTTATCTTGATTATTGCGCCGCACAGCCTGCATTTAGTGCAAGGAAATGGTTTTAGCTCGCTCTTTTTATTGTGTTTTGAACCTTTCATCTTTCAACTATCTCTTAAATAGTAATATGAAACCACCGACAAGGTATATGAGCAAAACGATGGATAAAGGTCCTGTGAATAAGTAATCCCATATAGTAGGCTCACAAATCCCCGTGTCGTCTGAAAACAGCAAAAATCCACCACAGAAGAAATACCAAATAAAACCAAGTGGAATTAATGCGATAAGCGAACATATTATGATAAGAGGATATATTGCCCATTCTTTAGGTTTAGCAAGCATTGCGAGCCACTTTTTTAGTTTGACTTGCTTGCATTTCCACTTCCACCTCCATTTGTAATACCAGCGTTTATAAAGAGGACGGTTGGCATATTCTATACGCCGTGATTCACACTCTCTTAAATTTTGCAGTTTCTTCATTTGTCTTTGCAAGTATCTTTCAAGGTGTCCCCTTCTTTTTGGAGACATCTGAAGATTTTGTAGCTTGTATTTCGCTACCAGTATGTTATTGTTAAGTGTGTCTATTGTCTCTTCTTCCCACGAGTTCATGTTTATTCTATCAGTTTTTCGTATATGCACCTCATGCAAAGGTCGCCTATGGCTTCTGACTCCAGTTTCGCCACTATGGACGGGTCTTCATAGTTATCCCACTCACGGAATACCCGTAGTTTTTTGCGCTTTCCGAGATACGAGCCTGAACACTCTATCTGTTCGGGCTTCAGCTTGAAGGAAATGTGTGCTACGTTTTTCCGGCTGTCAGTCCACCGTATCTTCTTGTTTTGCAGGAACGCCGCCACACTGAATGGCGGTCGATCGACAGGCAGCCCCATCATCTGAAGCATTTGCCTACCCTCGTCTTTTTCACCAAAGAAACCTAAGGTCGTCTCGTTTACATAAAATCCATTTACGGTTACGTTTTCGTTAATTTTTGTTCTGCGTCTCATTTGTTAGTGATTATTCATCACTGCCGTCATCAATCTCTTCAGGGAACGGATATTCATTGTAAGGGAATATCTCGTCCAGTGCATCTACACAATCCTCCCCTATATACTCGGATTGCATCTTGCAAAACTGGGCGGGAGTGTAATCTTCCTCGTCATCAATCTCGCTTTCAGTATCATTCTCTACGCCACGATAGGACACGTGGAAGTAAATCATGTTCCTCTTCAGCTTGAAAGACATCGTTACTGGGTTGTCGTGCCCGTCAGTCCAAGATGTTTGTCCTGTGGAGAGGAATTGCTCTACGTCGAATGGTATGCCGTCGTAATAATGCCCCATACAACATAATAGGCAATATCCCTTAGCATCGCCGTCAAAGTCCAAGAAACTTTCAAGGAATTGCTTTGGGTAGAGTGAATTTATGCGTCTTTGGGTTATGCCCTGTGCCTTGATTGTCTGCTTGACTATATCATAATCAGACAAGCGCACACTTTCATACTCCTTGTTGTTTATCGGCACTTGGACGGCGCAAATCTGAAATATGTCTGTACCGCCTTCAGTATTGCAATAAGCACAGTTCTCTTCCTCCAATTCTTGTCTGGCACGTTCCAAGACATCGGTCTCGTCAGAACCATTGATGCAATAAAAGTCAACGTCTTTGTTTATCATTCTGAGGGCTGCGTCTATGGCTTCCTCTCTCGTGCTGTAAGCGTTCTCTGATGGTGTTGATAATTCACCGTCATCAGACCCTTGTACGACTATATAAAATTTTCTTTTCATATTTAGTTAAACTTTTAAGTTTGTAAAGTTAATAAAAATTTGCTACCCCCCCCCTCATTTTAGGTTTCTTTAACACAAAATTTATACATTTTTGTCTAAATAATGTGCTTTATCGTATAAAAGTCTATGAATTATGCAGCTTTTCTTTGCGCTACAACCTTGACGTTATCTTCCATCAGCTTGACTATTCGGTCGTGGTATTCCGAGGGTTGATTGCAATAAGAACGACTTTGGATGACCTTCAGGGTATCGAGTGAAAGCTCTATAACCTCTTTAATCTCGTTGCCTGCCCTTGCCAGCAAGATAAGACTGGAGTCTTTTTCATAGTATCTCATGTGACCAAGACAGATGTGCATATCGTCACCAAGACGGTAGAAATCATCGACCTTATCCACCACACCAATGTTTATTAAACCGTCAGTTATCGTCAGCCCGAAGAACTTTGATTTGACCTCATTGAAATGGGCTTGCGCCACCCTCGCCCTTTCACGCTCTTCTTTGCGCTTCTTCTGATTTCTTTTGGTGTTTGCCCTGTCAATCCAATAGTCGTGCGCCGTTTGAAGGTTATCTGGGCAGATGAAATGGGGGTTGTGCGTGTCTCGCTCGCAATAACGAAGAGCGTTTATCATATCGCACCACATCTGAACATCAGTGAACTTGTAATGGTTACGATGAGCCACTTTGTACTCAGCCCAGTAATCATCCACAGTATGATAACCACAGGCAACGAAATGACTGAGAACGTTTAAGTCACCATTCTTTATCATCGTTTCGTATATGGGATTGGATAAGATAGCCTGAAGCAAGTCAACCACACCGCAATTTCCACAGTCACCCTTGAAGCCGCGCTTTCTTATGACTGGGGCGGTGTGCCTATATGGAGCGAGAAAACAGGACGCGACATAGCGGTAGCAATCATTGTCATTGCGCAAGTCAAGCTCACCGCTATACAACGCAAAGCTATCCAAATAATGCCCCGTAGTGCGAGGAACGCCAATCACCTCGACCTTGCCTTTGTCGTTTATGAAATGACGGCAAATCTCATACATTTCGTATTTTGGCATTTTGCCTTTATGGAACACTGCATCAAGGCGGTAGCTACGTACCACCTGCAAGCCCTTGACTGTGGTGAGGTAAGAGAAATAAGACTTGTCCTTGAAAGTGGATTTTGTCGTTGTCTGCACTTCCAGTTTCGCATGGCAGTGTGGGCAACGGATTTCGCCGCCCGCCTTATCACAAACAAATTCGTGTCCGCAATCAAGGCATACGGTTTTTCCACTTCTCAGGCGATAGGCGTAATGATTTATCGTGTTGCGCCTTGCCCATTCAACAACTTGCTTTGGAGGTTCCGCTGGAAGATTAAATCCTACAGCGACCACCTCCTTTTGATATTGAGTTCTTGGTATCATAGCGTTTGGTTTTAGGGTTAGAACAATGGGATAGACAATGGTTCTGGGATGTCGGAGTCTGATGTGGCCTTTGATTTCTTTGAACGGGTTTTCTTGGGTTTCGCTTTTGCATCTTGAATTTGCGCCGGTGCAGCGACCTCCACTTTACTCTTAGGGTCGTCAACCTTGATGTCATCCTCGTCATAGTAGTGTATGGCGAGTCCGTACACTTCGTCATCACTGACAGCGACACATTTCTCGTTGTTCTTGCGGTTGGCTTCTACTTGTTGAGTTATGTACTTGCAACATTCCTCTATCGACTTGTTCGGTTTTGCATAGGTCTGAGCGAATTGTGCATCTTCTTTTGCCATATTGTCAAGAAAAGACTTGATAGCGGTTTCAAATGAAGTTAGATTGAGTTCCATATTATTACAATTTAAAAAGTTAGACAATGAATAACTCTTCAACCCTCATTGGCTCGCATACGCTCGCCCGCCGCTTTGCGGCGAAGAGTTGAAGGGTTGAAGAGTTAAAGGGTTAATGAAATGCTGCAACGGCACGGACGTTGCCGCTGTTCGTCACCTTAGTGCCCCAGTGGTTGAGGTTGCCGACGTTGAGGTACAAGAGCCAAGCGCCCTGCGCCGAGTGCTCGGTACTGCTCCAATACCAACCGCCCTTAATCTGGCTACCGCCAGCAAGAGCAAGGGCGGCATTGATTGAGCGTTTGTTGAGGTAGATAAGGTACAACTCAGCTACCGAAGGAATCCACTCGTCATCCTGAAGCGGTATGTCAGTGCCGATTTCACAGATGTGTATCGTATTTTTGAGACCGCCCCAATCAGCCACCGCATCCTCATATTCTGTGATATAACCATCATATTCAGTGTCATCTTCGTTATTTGTGAGTGGCTGCTCGTCATAGTCATTCAAGTTGACGGCGAGAGAGTGAGAACCCATAACTACGCCTATACGTTTGACGGACTTTGTGGGTTTGTTCTGCTTGGAGTAATCAAACAGCTCCTTAGAGCCATCATCATAGATGTAATAAACACCGTCAGTACTTAGCGTCGTTCCTTGAACAATCAGCCCACCGTCTTTGTATTGAAGCCAATCGTAAATCTTTGACGCATTTTCACCAAAATCATTGGCGAGAGCGAGTTTCACACGCTGGTCGTCCGTAAGAGAGTCATACCAGTTTCTACGAATTTCTGTTGCTACCATAAATGTAAGTTTTTAGATGTTAGTTACTTGCCACGACTCAGACAAACAGCCAGCTTGTCGATGTCATAGACGTTAAAATAGTTTTTGAGTTCGATAACTATCGAGGATTTCTGCTGTTGAAGCAGTTTCTTGATTGTGTCTGGGTTGCCTCCAAGATATAGCTCCAGACAGTTTTTCGCTTGTAAAGTCATGTCTTATTTGTTTTGAGATAATAGTTTTGAAAAGGTCGGCTCGATAAAAGCCAACTTGAATTTTCGTATTTTTAACATAAATATCAGCCAAATGTTGCTTAGTTTGACAACAAAATGATTACCTTTGCACCGATGAACCGAAAGATAATAGCATACAAGAGTTATTTCAAGGATTTCTACGATAGCCTTGATGAGGCTACGCAAGAGAAAGTCCTCTACGTATTAATGCTTCTGAGGACGCAAGATAGGCTCCCGACGAAGTTTATCAAGTCCATAGGCAACGACCTGTATGAGTTACGAATAGAATATAACGGCAATATCTATCGCATATTTTTCGTGTTCGACGAAGGCAGGATAGTCGTGTTGTTTAACTGTTTCCAGAAAAAGACACAGAAAACGCCCGCATCCGAAATAAGAAAGGCGATTAAATTAAAGCAAGAGTATTATGCAAGCAAGAACAAGCAATGAGTATTTTGACGTTGACGCTTTGATAGACGAGCGTTTCGGCAAGCCCGGCACTCCGGCACGAATAGAGGCTGAAGAGAAAGCATACTCTTTCTACACAGGTCAGATAGTGGAAGACGCGAGAAAGAAAGCCAAGATGACGCAAGCAGAACTTGCGTCACGCATTGGCTCCAACCGTTCTTACATATCTCGTGTGGAGAAGGGCGTTACAGAACCCAAAGTTTCCACCTTTTACAGGATAATGAACGCTTTAGGCTGCACTGTCGAGTGCGTTATGCCTGTCTAATGCCGCAATCTCCATTCAGAATAAAGACGGGCTATTTGTCATATATTCCACATAAGTATCACGAACGCGAGTAAGGACTTGTGGCGTGTCAGGGGCAAGCTCTGAGATACGGAGCAATGGCACGTCACGATAAGAAAGGTAGATTTCACCTTTGAACTCACGCACTTGTATCAAGTCTTCGCTTTGAAGTCTGAGTGACAGTTTGCGCTTTGCGATAGCGTGGCTACGTTTTCTTTGCAGCCAGTCTTTGAATTGCTTGATTATTCCCATATTGTACGAATTAAAGGTTTAGATTTATCCACTGGTAGATAGCTTCCTCTGCGGTGGGAGCGTCAGCCTCGGATGTATATGTGTTATAGATGAGATTGATTTCGTCAATCATCTTGTCGGCTTCATCGCCATCAAAGTAATACGACTCTTCAGCACTGCCGCCATCTATGGCAACGTATGTAAGGGAAGTATTGATTTCCACTACGTAGCCATTAGACAGATAATGTTTACCGTTGAGCCATGTCGGAGAAAGAATTTCATGTTCCATAGTTTTGTATGTTATATATGTAATCCGTCTTTTAATACTTTGCCACAAAAAGGACAATATCGTAAACAACTTTTCATATCTTCTTTCTTGTAAAACTCTACTGATAAATCCATTATAGGACTGTATAGATGTTTTATACCTCTATACTTGTCTGTATAACCATGAGTAAAAGATTCACAAAATTTGCACATCGCTGATTTTCTTTATATTAACGTTCTTACCCCTCATATTGAGGTATCGCCATCCAGTGCAAGAACATTGATTCTTGTATCTCTTCAGGCATTTCTTGATTTACTCCAAATTCGTCTTCGTAGTGGATAAGGTTATCTTCCTCTATCCAACCGATAAAAGGAGTGTTATTGAGCTTCTGGAATAGTACTTTTTGGCGTATTGCAGGCAGGGCTAACTCCATTTCAATCCATGATGATTGCTTTCGCTGCCACCGTGCGCCATCCAAGAACGCATCTTCAAAACGGCTTCGCAGGCAGTCTTCCTCATAGGCTCTTAAAGACAAGATATTATTACAAAAATTATTTGCGGCTGCTAATCCATACTCTGTCGCAGTCTGTTTTACTGTCTGTTTCATATTTATCTCTCCTCGCTTTGTTTTTAATCCATTAATAAACTTTTTGCATATTTCAAAGATTCTTCCCTATTAGATATGTTGGTCTTTTTAAGTAACATATCTGTGATTTCTACCGCCTTTGTGACAATCTCTTCCTCTTGCATTTCCTTATATTTAGGATTGGCAATCATAGCTGATAAGAGATTCCCTGCAATATAACGCCTCTCCTCTCTTATCTTGTCAAGATGTTTGTAAGCATCCCATTCAAGGTAATTTTTGTGGTATATCTCCCCCTCTTCTTCGCAATAATAAGCATCTCCGCTATAATTCAGTAATGCCAATCCTGTATCTCTGGTCAGATGAAGAATTTTGTCAGTTCCACATAATCTTGCTATAAATGAACTCATTACTTTTCCCTCCTCATTCTATTATTTTTTTTCGGTAGTTTGGGGATGGGCATCCAGTGGGTAATTTCATCTACTTCCACATCCTCGCCATAAACATCCCAAAACCATCCATTCTCTGTACGTCTTATTATTGCAAGGTCTGTAAAGTTACCGTCAGTTACCAGTACGTCATTATCATCGGGCAACTTGTCCTTTACGCTTATCCACGGCGACTGCTTGCGCTGCCATTCAGCCCCTTCAAGAAGCGCATCCTCGAACTTAGCGCAAAGAAAGTCAAAATTCGCATCGTCAATCGTTGTGCCATTCGTACAACTATTAGCTTTTTGCAAACCCAATTCCCTTGCTTTCTCTATTGTCTGTTCCATAACTATTTTGTTTAATATTTTTACGTTAGTTACTTTTTGCTTCCTTAGCCATTAGCAGAATTTTATTGACGTTTTCTGAGATTGGCATACAATTCTCCCAGTAATCAAGGTAGTCCAAGAGACTGTATGCTTCAAGCGTTTCTTCAGCCACATCCTGCCAATCACGGTAATTATAATCACAAACCTCTATGAAGTCATTGGTGTTATCGATTGGCAATTCACGATCAATGAGCCAATAGCCTAAGAAATTGCAATATACGCCACGCTCTATGCTTATTGGCTCCACCCAGTCATTGTCCGCGTGGCGCAGGGCGTATATATGCCAATTTGAAGGCACTGTCGTTAAATCAAAACGCTCTTCAATAAGCAGTCCTGATATGTTCACCTCGCCTTGAACGTGGGGCAATTTGATCGTAATTGTCAGATATTGAGGCGCAAAGCCTTTATCTTCAATTATTTCGTTCCATGTTCTTATTTTCATAATTCAGAATATCGATTGTCAATTAAAAACAGTTATATAAGTCACGCATTGCAAGCAGCTCTTCTTCACTGCGCACAATCATTTGCGAAAGGTCTTTTGAGAAGTCCTTTTTACGAGCGATTTTCTTTACTTTCATAATCGAATTACTTTTTAGTTATTCTTGCGCTTCCAGATATTTAATTATTTCCTCATCGGGCAGATTGAAAGTTTCATCGTCAAGATAGAAATAAATCTCGCTGTCAACAACTTCAGCTTCCCGATAGCTCCAATTACCACGGTCTTGTTCGAGCTGTCGCAGCAACCGCTCGACAGACACCAATACAGTTTCCTCGTGGTCGTCAACGTGAATTGTCAATTCTTTGACTGGGTAGGATGCACCGTTCCAATCAATATTCCAGCAGTTATCTTTCATATTATTTGTATGCTTTATGGTTACACCAAGATTTACGATAAGAAAATGCTGTTATGACAGAGATTGGTTTATCGTCATTCTCTGTGACATAGACATTAATGTAAAGATTACTGAGAGTGAACTTGCCGTCATTATCCTTATCGGCAGTAACCTCAAAAACAATGTTGGGATGTTTGTCTTCAGCACCACACCCAAACCAATAATCCCATAAGTCATCGTAGTGATTGGTGTCTATCATATCCAAGTAAATACGCTCAGAGTAGATGTCGTCGTCATACTGAAACAGGATGTCTATATATTGGCGTGGGCAGTTGTCTTGGTGCAAGCAAGGTAAAGAACCAATTGTATTTTTGTCTGTTTCTTTCATAACCCAACCTCCGTTTCTACTGTTTCTGGAGTTGTGTAATAATCCGCTTCACAGATGTCGCACATTGAAAAATCATAGAGATTTGCGTCAAAGTCATCCGTGTCAATATCGGACATTGCTATGTAAGCCAGCAGCTCTGCAAAAGCCACTGGGTCATCATCAAGTCGCTGCCACTCTCGCATCCATTCGTCATACTGATTGGAATAAAACGGGATATAGCCACTGCAAGCCATATTATCACGCTTTATACAGTTGATGAGATAATCCTTGTGTTCAGCGCACCACGCAAGCAAAACTTGGCGTAAACGCTCCTCATCATTTGTAGTAAAGCACACCTCAAGATGGTCGTTGGCGAAATTATATTCTCGTGGCGACCATATATGAGGATTGGAGAACGAGAACAACTCATTGAAATCCACTTTCAGAACACGGCATAGCTCGCTCTCAATAAAGTCAGCGCATTTTTGGGCTACATCTTGCTCGTAGGCCACACTGTCAAAGGAATCGTAAAGACGATTCATAAAAGAATTGTCGTTTACTTGTTCTGACGTAAGCTCCAGATAGCTACTCAGCATATATTCATCACCCTGTGGCTCGAAGAGAGTTTCATAAAACCCCGGAAAAGGAATAAGCCACAAATCATCGATCTTCATTGTTTTCATATTTTTACTGTTTTAAGTTTTACGTTATGCCCAGTTTAATTGTTTTGCAATACGTTCACATTCACTGAAATGAATGGCATGGCAACCTGCAAACAAGATATGGTTTTCATATCTATCCAACCTCCATTTTGTGCCATTTATATCAAGTGCAAGGTCATGACGGAACTGTGCGCCGTTCTCGAAAGATTTGACGATACGCCAGAGACGCAAGCCTTCCTCGATGTTTATCGTAATGCCTTTGCTGGTTTCTATTACCTGATGGTCTTGGGAAGAAGAAAGACGTAAAGCAGTATGCCAGCCATAAATTTCAAAGAAAACGAAATCTGGGAACCAAGATCTCGCATCATTTTTATGCCATTCCGCAAGAGTTTTTTCACTTTTACGCAGCTCAATTTTTCTTTCATTGCGCAGACGACGCTTATGAGCTGCTTGTATCTGAGTGTTTCGCGCTTTTACCGCATCGTCATTCTCTATTTTGAAATATTCAGCTATTATGTCATCAATAGCAGAATAAGCTGAAAATTCGAGCATTTCAGACGTGAAAAAGCCTGCTTTATTGAATAAGTCAAAACACGAGAAGATAGCGTCAACCTCAACTTCCTTGCAGTCAAAAGCCTCGGCATATTTGGCACGGTCTATTCGTGAAGGAAGCGTAAAGAAATCGAACACTGTTGGCCGCATCTTAGCTGCTGCTTTCGAGTAATAACGATATGGCAGCCATTTCTGACGCTTATCCAAATCCCAAAACGCTATCCAACGGCGAATGAACTTACAGTAATCTATAATAGAAGAACGATGGTCAACCGTTCTTGCACGACGCTGTTTGCCCATAAAGTCGATAATGTCGCTTATTTTTTGCGCTACAACTTTCATAGCATTGTTGTGACAAGCGTTTGTACCCTCAAATACTTCTGGGGTAAGGCAGCCGTGAGTATAAAATAGCGTTGCGGCGTGTGGAATAGCGCCAAGCACCCAATTCTGATGTTGAGAGGTGGATGACGAATAGGTATTCTCGTTGAAGATGTAAGCCTTTTCGCCACGGGAATTGTACACAATACGACTGATGGGAAAATGAGAGCCATAGGAGTATATGGTATCTCCCTCGAAATAAAGATTGCCGCAATAGGCGGATTCTTGAAGCTGGTGTGCCCATAGGTGAGCCACATCAGCCTTGCTTTTATATGAATATCTCATGATCTTGCTGTTTTTAAGTGAATAGGAATGAAATCTCAATAAAGTGTAAACAGCCATTATATTTTATGGTTGTTTAACAAAAAGGGCGGTTTTTGATTTTACTATCAAGACCGCCCTAAAAGAGAAAATACAGCTACATTATGGACGTAAGCTGTCAAGTAGCTCATCGCAAGAGGCAAACACTTGTCTTTCTGGTAAGTCACCCACGTTATAAGGCACGACGTATTTTATGTCGTGACCACCAATCAAATGCGTTTGAACGGTAACTCCCCAACCTTGCCAGAAGCGACCTTATTGTTTAGCATATACCACACAGTATCGCCAACGCTGAACTTTGGCTTTGGAAATTCCTTTTCAGAGTCAGCGACTTTATGGAATTGTGGAACGTCATAGCCTTCATCTCTCAGCTCATCGAATTTTTTGCAGACGAAATCATCTATAGCGTCATAGTAAGCCACATCCCCACGCCGATATGTGTCATAATGGTTCATGAACTCCACAGCCCATTGTTGAATTAAGCGGGCTGCTTTAATGCGGTCGCCGTCAGGAAAAGAGGCTTGCAGCTTATCAAGAGCTTCCGCTGTAATTTCCTGTAAGTTCATAAGGAAATCTTGCGGCACATAGCCTATAGACAAGCCAAGTTGAGTATCACCGAGCAGTTCGCAAAGCGTTTCCTCATCCTCAACCACTCCTTCAGATTCGTCATCCTCACCAATACGTATCAGCTCAAATGGCTGAGAGCGATTGTTAAAGTACTTCAGCGCGTCCGTATCGGATAAAAGCGCATAGATATATGGCTCGGTTTCACCTGCCGCGATTTTGATTTTACTTTCTTTCATTCTCATAATTTAAAGATTTACATTGTTGTTGAAACGTCATTAACAGCAGCGGTAGCCGGCATACAGTCTATAAGATAGCAAAGATGGCCTGGGATGACATCATTCACATTGATGTCAACATCATCGCCATATTCGCTGCCCTTAACGGAAAGGTTGATGGAATCGTATTCGTTAAGCCACGCCCCCAAGACAACCACGTCCATTGGACCGCTGTCAAGATTTACCGCTATGACAGGAACATCGTAATCGACATCGTAACGATCAACGTTCTTGTCAAGCCAAGAGAACGAGCCGCCATGAGCTTTGAGAGCCTTTTTGAGTTCAGCTTGCTCTTGACGGCGCACTTTCCGACACATTTCGTATATGTCGGAATGTTTCATAGCACCATATCTCTCGTTATCCTCATGCCATATTTGTTGAGAAGATGTGCAATCAGACCTTTTGAGAGAACAATTGTGCGGTGTCGTATCAGGTATGTCAGCAATATCCGCTTCTTGTTTTTCGTTATCTACCCAAGAGAGACATCCGACAAAGCCGCATATAGGACATTTGTCAGCACCATGCGGAAGAAGCATTGTCTGTCCGCAATTGTTGCAGTGAACGTGGTCGCCACTGGTAACGCCCTTGAAAGTTATCGTTTTCATATCTATTGATTTAAAAATCGTTTGGGAATAAAATACCGGCTATACGGTAAGCCAATTCCTCATAGCACAACCAGCATATCCACACATAGTGGTAAGTACTGCCACTATGAACAATACGGTCGCCCATTTCCTCTTCCAGTTCTTCACGGAACTCTTCCATTTCGTTGGCATAGCGTCCGTAGATTTCAAGACAGTCGGTATTGTATATCAACATTCCGACCATTCCAGAAGAGCAACCGCCATATTGCAAGTCTTTGAAGAAACCAGACGGGTTACTATAGCCTTCAGCTTCGGAAGCCATATCTTCAATGAACTCATCAAAGAAATCATATTCACGATTAAAGCACTCCTTGCATTGCTTCAGCATATCTTCCAAGAAATCTGACGTGGAAGGTAAGTCTGGAAGCGTCATAGAAAGGTCTCGCATGGCGTCATAGCCAAAGAACTTGGAGTAAATGCTTTCCGCATCCATTTCCAACAAGTAGTCAAGCGGAGTCATTCCCTCGCCCAAGAAATCTTCAAGCGACTCATTCTCTTCACGCTCAGTGATTATAGCGTTAAACACTGTGAGGGTAAAATCCTCAATCTCCCCGTGGTCTGAAAGGTATTCTTGAAACCAATCAATCACATATTCGTCAAAAGTTTTCATTGTTGTTTGTCTTTAAGTTGTTCGGGTTTATAAAGCACACCATATTTGAGACCACACTCAAAACACGTTATCTCGTGAGGCTCGATCAATGAGTATTCACATATACCACGTTCCACATCAGGCAGATGATGAACGTCATAGAGAGTAGGATAGATAAGCACGAAAGACTCACCGTTATAAGAACCAATAGCGTAACCGTCAAAGAAATCGAAGGAGATACGATGTTCCTCTTCGTTGCCAAACATTTCTTTATTGACTATGAGCAGTTCATCGTGAATAGGCATAGAGCCATCATTTCCACGATTGCGATAATGCGCCATTGCAAGAGCGTCATCCCAAATGCCCCGATTGGGTGCTTTTGGCGGGGCATTGAAATCATCGTGCGACAAGTGGTGAACGGTTATGAAAGGTGCGGAACCATCCATATTCTCAGCTATCCAATCGCCATTGGCGAGGTCATACTTGCACCAATTGGAAAGATAACACTCCATTATCTCCGTCCAGTCATCAGCCTCATCCCACTCACCATTCTTAACGCATTGCCGAAACGTATCACGGACAACGCTTACTGGAACGTCAATAATATCAACGTCGCCAGTAAGATACTGTAACACTACTATTTTCATACGCTTATAGTTTAGTCGGATCCAACAGAAGGAAAATTCAATTCACAGGCGTTTTCGGTTAGGTCTTCCCAGAAGCCACAGTCAAGATAGGTGTTATCCATCCTGTTGGCTAACTGCTCCATATCCGAATCTGAGAGCTTGTCTGCCACAAAGTCCTTTTCTCGTACGTCATCACGACTCACCGATGACACATCGAAGAAATCAAGCTCGCCTTGCAATTGTAGGAAAAGTGATTGCTCTTCCACAGTACGCTCCTTAATTCCGTTGAAATAGCGGAACAGTTTTTGTTTTAATTCGTGTTTCATTATTATTTTTTTTTAGTTACAACTACAAAAGAAATCGTCTTCAACAAATTCAATTGAGGCATACGCTTCGTAAATTTCAGAGTCGGAAACGAGCTGGTCAGCGTCCACTAAATCAGACCAATAAGTACGCTCGCCATTCTCATCGTTGCGTTTACACAAATAATCGCTCTTCAGCTCTATGAGTTGGTTTCGGGATAAGTCGGTTACGTTCATAACGATAGTTTTTATACACACATTTGTTCTTTAGCACGATTTATGGCAGGGCGCAGCCAATTACCGCCGTTTATGGCAGTATAAAGTATATCCCAACCTGTAGTGCCAATCATATTCAAAAGCCTATCGAGATAAAATCCGCGCAGCGAATCGATAGTACGATAAGTTGAAGCGACGGCATAGAGAATGTCAAGAACGTCCTTACTCTCACGCATATCCTCTTCAGGGTCGCTTAGAGAAATCTCCGTATGCGCCATTGGCACGGCAACACCGCCTTCGCTCATAATATCAGAGATGCACACGGAACTTTCGCCACAGCCACACATATCCATAATAGAGTCTTTATGCGACTGGCAAATACTACCAAACGTCGGAACAAGGTAAAGTGTGATAACGACTGAAGATTTCTCATCCGTTACCATCGTCAAGTCAAGAAGCTCGATGACATAGCGATAATCAAAATGCAAGTCATCGTCCTCGTCATGTGTAAACGTTTCGTTAGATACGTAAAACGCCTGCTCCTCGCCGTAGTCTTCAGCAAGGGAAAATTCATCACTGAAAGATTTGGTTGGTGGGCTTATACATTCAATGCCGCCAAAAGCTATTTTATCCATTTTATTGATTGTTTTTTTTAGAAAGATTTAGATAAGTCACTAAGCCCATTCGGACACCGTTCTTCAAACCAATGCAACACTTCAGATTTAGGAGTAAAGATTGGAAAAGTGAGAAAGTTTCCTGCAATGCCACCCCTATTGTTGATTGGCATACGAGAGAACTCCTCCCAAAGTTCAGGAAGAGTCATAAGTCTGGTGTGGTCTTCACAATAATCACACCAACAACTATCTATTTCTGAGTCATCGACATCAGAAATATATTCGTCTGTGTTGGCATTTACCCAAGCCATAACCTGCACGTCCGTGTTACCACATACTGAGCAGTACAGAATTTCATTCCATTTTGGTTCACGCATAATTGTATGGTTTTAAGATTAATAATCAAGTGAATTGTAAGTACATCCTTCGCAATCCTCATAGACATTATGTTGCACAGTTGCGTTCTTTTGTAGGAAGGCTATGTGTTCGTCCATGATTTTCTGCTTCATCTTTACTGGCAAGTCGTAAATCTTGTCGTTAAGATATTTGGGGAGATTATAAAGTTCGCCGTATGTAAAGCAGCTGTCAATCATATTTATCCAACGGATTTGCTTCAATTGCAGTTCTTGTTCCTTAGTGCGAGGATGTGAGCCGGTGATTGAATTTTCCAGTTCTTTCAGCTCTTTTTGATGGATTGTGCTGATGTTCATAAGTCTTTGTCTTTATACTCGTTGATGCGTAATGTAAATTTCGTAATCCTTACCGTGGAACGTCGGTCGCTTTTCTTCCACGTATTTTTGCAAGTCCTCAAAGCATATTGCGAAGATTGGAGGGTACTTGTACTGAAGCTGGCAATAAAACTTGCCACTCAGCATAACGTCAATGTAGATAGTCTTCATAAAATTCCTTTCCACCACGCAAGAGCTGAAAGAATAACGGCTTTAAGTTTTAAGTTAGACTGCTATTTTCTGGCGCATGGCTTCCAACACATCGGTTGGTACTTCATTAAGATGATTGACGACACTGAACACGCCTACCGTGCCGCTCTTGATTGGGGCTGAGGATAGCTGCAATTGCTTGAACAAGTTGTGCCTGTCAGCTCTATAGATGATACAGCCGTCAACGAACATCTGATTTTCTGGAATATTCTCGAAGTTAGCGGTTATGAAATCCTCCAACACCCTACGCTTTTCTTCTATTTTCTTGATGTGGTTATCTATTGAGGCTTTGGCTTCGGCAATCATCTGGCCAACACTTTCTTCGCCAATGTAGCCTCCCACACCGTCAAAGTTATTGCCGTCCTCATCATCCACATCCCAGTAATAGCACTCGCCACGGACATATTGGTCGTATTCGTGCATCTCGGTTCTCATATTCTCCCAAGCGACCTCTTTCCAATTCTCTTCCGTACCGCCGTTCTGTTCAATAGTATCTTTTTTCGTTTGGTAGATGTAACCGCAACGACCGCTATCCCACGGGTCGTTAGGCTCACCAATCCATACCGTGATGCCGCTATGGTCATAGTATGAAATCGTACTGATTACCAATTCGCCAGACTCATAGGCGAGATTGAAAAGGTCTTGGTCGGACATATAATCCCAAGACTGGCCAATGATTGTATCTATACTCTCACCCTTGTCGTATTCGCAGTCATAGTAATAATGGCTGAAGTCGTGCAAAGTATATCCTTCGTCGGTTTCTTCGAGCCAACAGTCGCCACGGTGTTCGCGCAGATATTTCTCAATCTGCTCGTAAGAAGCATAAGTCCGAGCCAAATGTTCCATCAGCTCACGCTCGTCACCATAATCGTGCTTGTCGCCGATTTCGTAATTGCGATGAAAACCTATTATGTGTGATAGGTAGCCGTCGTTGAATGTTCGCGGGTTCTCCGCATACTGGTCGTAGCATATCTTTATAGTACAGCCACGATACTCTTCTGTTTTGTATGGTTCCATATTTTTCTTGTTTAAAGTTCCCCTTCATACCAATGCGGATTGCATCTTTGATTTCTTGCATACAAGACGAGCTGTTGGAGCTTGTCGGAACAGTCCTGCAATATCTCCATACGTTCAGGTTCATAGTATGCAGGTTTTTCTTTTTTCAACAAAGTGTCTAATGCTCCAAGCACTGTCGCTAACGTTCCCAAGCGGTCAACGACATGGAGAACGTCTTTTTCTTCTGAAATCGTCATATTCTTGCTGTTTATGAGTTACTTTTGAATAGTTGTGAAAGCCATAAGAAATTTATTTATTTTACGACTTTAACTTTCGTTAATAAATGCGCAACCGCAGCTTTTACACCACGATTGCGCATCTGTACCCACAACTAATAAAATTTAAAGTTCAGAGTAGGATCGCCACGCCTTGACTTTCTCAATGTCGGATAAATTGTTCCACCAGTTTTGAAATAAGTCATATACTTGGTCGAAATCCATAGAGCCGTCCTCGTCATAAGAAATACGGTTTATGTCAAGGTCGGCAATAGTCACCATTTCATCCTCATCGCTAAGGCTATCAAGCCATTCTTCCGCTTCATCAACGTCATCTTCTCTGACATTAGCGTCAAAGTGTGCTTCATCCTCGTAGCCAAGCCATTGTGCGATAGTATCGAAATCAAACCAAAACATATCGTTGACTTCAACATCGGTCATACCTTCAGGAAACAATTGCTCAAAATTGTCCTCCACGATAGCGAATTGCTCGTCTGTCAGATTGCAAGCTCTATCCTTCCCGCCACTCCAAAACTTAAAGTCACGAAGCGACATTTTCTCGATTATTTTCATAAGCTCGACGATTTAGCGTAAGACTTCTATGTGTGAATATGCCAACCGTAGTTTGGGGAAAGCTGAACACTGCCGTTCTCAACATAGCCTCCATTGGGGAAACCATGAAAGATTATGCCTCCGTTCATACTCAGACTGCCGTCCTCCCGATATATGCCGAAGAGAAAGCAATCCTTGTCAAAGTCTGAAGAAATACGCACTTCCTCCACGTTATCCCACATGAGATAGTTCATAACACGGCTTAAAACCGCTTGAAGCGACTGGCTTTCGTCAATCACTCCGTCACGCATGGCTTCATTTGACTTCTTCCATGCGTTGCGCCACTTTTCAGGGCAGGTAATTTCGATTTTCATACGTCTTGATTTTTAAAGAGTTTGTTTTCGATTTTGCAATTTTCCTTGTAAACGTCCAACCAAAAACGTCCACATTTGGCGTTACACTTGGCTGTGATGACCAATACTGCAAGATAAGCAACGCCCAACAGATAATTCACGAAGAAGAGAGCCAATGGCAACAGCAGCAGCTCCCCGATAATCCACTTTTTCATACTCACATCTCCTCTTCATCCAGTTCATACTCCACGGTTTCGTATAACCTGATGGCTTTCAACGTGCCGCAAAGCTGTTTGTTTTCCTTGATTGCATCAAGCACTTTGGCATAAGTGCTAAAAGTGAGACGTACCACCTCGTCGTACATTCCAGCGTCAGGGTCGTCATAGACTACATAGTAACCGCTCGTGCCGACCTCGAACTCTTCCATTACATTCTGAGTGCTGAAAAACAGACCGTTAAAGCCTATTTCAATTGCGGTTGAGTCAGCCTTGACTTCTTGCTTGTTTTGTGTACTGGATGAACAAGAAAACGCTCCAAGCATAACTATACTCAGAGCGCAAATAATAAATTGCTTTTTCATTTTGTCGTTTTTGGGGGATTGTTGATTGTGTGTAATAATTGCGCAATGTGTGCCGCCATATTCTTCTCTTCCATAAGGTCTTTGCGGCAATCACGCACTTCCTCGACAAAGACAGGACCGCAATCTGTCCTTTGAGCGTAGGCTTTCAGATTGCAGTCTATTGTCTTGATGCGGTTGCGCAAAGACTTCGCCATATCGCGAAACTCCTGCTCTTGGTCTAACCTTATTTCAGTTATCATAGTTTGGTTATGCGGCTTTCAGTTTGATGCAGAGAGCCTTAGCGCAATCCTTAACCTGTTCGGTGCGGATAACCCAGCCTTCGCCACCAGTGAGATGACTGTTATACACACCCTTGAACTGCTCTTTGAGGACCTTGCGCAATGGCTTGGTATTGCCACGCAACACCCAACACTTCTCCGAGTACTTCTCAAAGGTCAGTCCGAGCTTCTTGATAGCCGCAGTGTCAGTAACGGCTATGAGAGTATCATCTGATGTGGCTTTCGCTTTGGCAGGCGCAGCTTCCTCCTTTGCTTTCGGGGAGGACTTTTCCTGTTTCTTGAACTTTGCGGCGGCTTCCTTAGCCTTTTCAGCCACAGCCTTTGCAGTGGGCTTGGTGGCGACTTTCTTGGTTGCCTTTGCGGTGGGCTGAAGTTCTGCCACACGAACTTCATAGGCGTTCTTTACCTGAGCACAGATAGCGTTTGCCGCCTCTTTAAGCTCTTCAATGGTTGTCAACTGTGTGAATGTACTGCTGATAATGCTTGTGAAGATAGACTCCACGTTGATGTTCGTCTTCATAATTCTTGAATTTTAATTGTTTTTACTTTGGATTGGTGAAATTTTCGCGCGTCTTTTGGTCAATCCTCTTCCAAAAGGTCACGGCTATGTAACTCGTCTTGGATAGCGTCAAGCTCGATTTGAATGTTGTCAAGCTGCTCTTCGTCGTCGCACTTCATTAATGCGTCTGAAAGTACGCCTTGCATTTGCTCCAGCTCGTAGCAAGTAAAGTCTTCGTATGTTGCCATTGCGGTTTAGTCCTGTCCTTTGCAGGGGTCTTGGTTATTCATTTCCATGTCGCTCTCAGCCACACTTTGCGCATCAAGCATTTCACAAACGGCAGCCATAACGTCGCGGCTGTCAACTGAGTACTCTTTCGCAACTCTTTTCACGTTGGTTGCGTCAACGGGCAGCTGCATAGCTATCGCTATTGCCGCCAGCATAATTCTGTTGTTCATTTTATTGAAATTAAATGAGTTGTCGCTTATATGATTGTGGTCATAATGCTACGCCACTTGTTTACAGTTCGGCTCGCTTCCCATAGTCGCACCATAGTCTGATGGCGTATTGCTTGCAAGCCTTTCAGTTCGCCTTGTCTGTTTCCGTCCTGCAAATACACCTTAATGTCAGCGTTTATGTCCTTCAGGTCTTGGAGCAAGTCGTTTGCCTTTTCGCAGGCGTTGCTATACTGTTCGCACACCCATTGCTTGCAATACTCGCCCTTGTCAAGCGGTGAGTCGCAATAGTCTTTGTGCATCTTTTGAAAGTCCTTGCCTTCAAGACGCACCATTGTACGGTCGTAAAATTCTTGTTCAGTCATAATTATATTTCCCCCATCTTGATTGAATATTCCAGACATTCGATACTTGCCAGCACGTTTTCACGCATTTCGACGAACTTGTTATGCAGTGCCACTGCCTTTGCGCGTTTGTCGTGCGCAAGGTCTTTTATGGCGTTGTTGATTTGCGCCAACTTTGTGCGATATTGTCGCAATATTTCTGTATTTGTCATTGCTGTGTGCTTTTAGATTAAACTTATGCGTTTGCTTTGCGTATGAGAGCCTTCATGTGTACGCGCTCCCCACGCTTGAATTTATTGCGCTGTTCGACGATTACGCTTGGTTGGTACTGGTCGCATATCTCACGCTTTGCCATTCCACCCCATACACGCTCGCCCGTCTTGCGGCTTTTCGCCACCACACGGTTTGCGCTGATGTTAGACTTCTTGCGGAAACGAGTTCCCTTGCCAGCATTAAATATTTCGTCAGCTTTCATTAGACTGAGCGGCTTTGACCTGTCAGCACTCTCGTATGCGTCCAGCACTTGCTCTATCGTGCCGCTTTTCTGTGGGTGCAGGCAGATTACTTTCTTGCCCTTCACGATATAGTGCGCCTTAAAGCCGTCGCAAGCCTTTTGCGTGTCGCACACGGCTTGCCACTGGTTGTGGACTCGCCCTACCACGCAACGCTTGCGCCAAATGCTGCAATATCCTATATCGCTTATTTGGCTTCCAGTGAAATTGCACGGGCTTACTGACATTTCACGCAAGCGCATTAGCCCTATCTCGTATGGACTGAGTGCCAAACGCTTCTCAGTTACGCTTTGCCGCTTCAGAGCACGGCAACTCTCGCTCTCTACCCACGATGCGGGCAGGGCAGCCACCATCATTGCTAACTTCATGGCTATTGCATTTTATAGTTATTCAACGCCCACTTTAAGCCGTCAATGGCTGCAACATCTACGTGCGTCTTTACACGTTTCGTCTGTAAGTTGGCTATCGCCAACAAGATTGTCTGTCTTCTCATAATTCTTGCTTTTTTAGTTCTTACTGTGTGGCGTGGAGCCGACTCGCACGACTCTAATGCTACCTAATTTCACGCCTACCGTTTTGGTGTGTGGTTAGAATACCACGCTTGTTTTGGCTACTTCTACCACTTTGCGCACTACTTCGCCCGTCTCTTCGTTTTTCTGAAGGCGCACGATGTAAACGTGTTCGATAGCTTCCCACTTCAGGTCGCTTTCCACGAGCTTGTCATTCTCTTTCTCAAAGTTCCTTGTCTGCTTCAAGCCGCGTAGTATCGTGCTTACAGACCACTTGTTCTGGGCTATCTCACTGAGCATATAGCGGCTTATAGGCTTACCGTCCACTTTCTCAGCCTCTTCTTTCGTGAAGACACGGTATGCCACGCCTTTAGGGTCGTTTGGGTCGTCCACGAGTATCTTTGCAGGCACATTGCGGAACACATAGCACGACTTGTCCTGCTTCATTCCGTCGTGCCAGCCGTTCATGAGCGATGCAGGCGTGTAATTGCCCTTTTTGCCCGACTTGTTCACGAAGCGATGCACACCGTGCGCGTCCATCCACGCCTCAACCGTGAGTCCGTCGCAGTCAGGCAGCACTTTCCCGTATATGCCTATGAACTGCTTTAACACTTGCGACTGGGTGCTTGTAAGGCCCAATATACCCCTTGCACCTTTGTTCTCTTGCTTCTTGCTAATTGTTACTTGTGTAGTCATAACTTTCTGCACTTTATTCGTGTCGTGCGCAACTTCTAAGTTAAACGTAAATCGTAGTCGCGGCGGCAGTCAGTGCCTACTACACACCGCACCGCAAACGGGTACTTAGTGTGCAACCGCGACTTTCCATATAGAGAGTTTTAAAGTTTCTCATTCCGTGCAACCTAACATTCACTTTGTACTCGTAACGTGGGCACTATAACGCCCCTATCAAGGGCTGTACTACGCTTCGCTTGCAATGCCTTTTGCGTACTTGCGCATTTACATTTTCGCCCAATTATAGTGCTTGATTGCTTTGGCAGTCGGGTACCGACATAAAACGTCCCCTATGAGCGCAAGATATTTGCGAAGTGATACAGTACACCCATGCAAGCGTTGCCAACCGCCTGACTACACGCCCCCGCAGTGTGCGCGCCGGTTATTTTCCTATTTTACACAATTTGCAAGACATAATCTTTGCCGTTGTGAGTGTACATAGTACACCGATATTTCAACGTTTAGTCTGTGTGTTTTCAGAAGCGAAGCAGTATGTAAAAGAACGAGTGAATATCTGAGTGAGCTTTGCAGTTCGTTTCTCAAATTTTCTGACCCAATGATAGGTAGGTCTAAGGCTTTTACAAAATGTTTTTCAAAAAAATATTTTCAGATAGTCAAAAGCAGGAACTTTCTATATATAATGTACACATAGAGTTAAAGTGCTGGTTTACAAGTTGTTATGAAAACGAAAAATTTTTGAGAAAAAGCATAAATTTCTGCAAAAAGAGTCGGTTTTATGTTTAGTGTTTGGATAGGGGTAAAAGGAGCAAAAATAGCATATAAAAAAGTGTTAAAAAGTGGAGTTATACATATATATAAAAAGGCTGTTTGTAAAGTTTTTTCATTGTTTCACTTTTTTCAGAAAGTGAAACTAAACTGATTTTCAAACATTTATAATTAAACTATCAATGCCATTAACATATATTAACACTTCATAGAATAAATCTTTACAAAAAAGTTTGTTTCACTAATGTAGAAAGTGAAACAAAAATAAGCCACAAAAAGCCGTAACTAACTGAATATCAATAAAAACGGTGGGGTGGGTAGCCTTCTTCTACTTCAAGACAGGTATAAACTTTTCCCAATTTTCAAATCTGAATTTTGACCACACCAGTTCCCATAAAATCCGCCTTCACCCCCTCGCCCACACCTCAGCAGTCTGCCTAAAATTTTCATATCAAATTCTCCTTTCTGGAACAAAATTCCATCTGATTTTGTCAAATTCTCGCCCACACAGCCACTCCACCCACTCTTGTCTGCTCCAAAATCTCACTTAACACACTCTGAAAACCACCCTCTCACACTCTCGAAACCCCAAGAAACCAAAATTAAGCCCTCTGAGCGCATTTCTTCGACCAAGCCGATAAGTTGTCCACCCAAGCAGAGAAAATGCGTCAGAACGCACGAAAAGTGGCAAATTGGCGTATTTATCTTTTTCTTTCCCCTGCACAAAAACACAAAGTAGCCTAACCCCTAATTTTTCCCGACCGATTTTTCAAATCCAATTTTCCTGCAAATTTATCTTCTCAACCTGCTTGCAATACGCCCACCTCACACATCAACCCCACCGCCACTCACACACCCGAAAATATTTTTGAGACATAAATCGCCCTTAATTATTTTGCCAAATTTTTCCCAACCCTAATTTCAAACCCAATTCCTGAGATAGCACTACAATATTTTGAAGCGTCGCAGACAGGGCGACAGCCACCACACAAAAACCACTTGCCAACATAAACTGAAAGCCACGCTCCAAATGCCCACTGGAAAGGATAGGGGTGAGAACGCATTGAAGGGGAGGGCGTATAAGATAGGAAAGAAAAAGAAAGTAAGGGTCAGAAAAGAGAAGTTATAGAAGAGAAAAGAGGGGAAAGAAATGAAAAAGAAAGGTCGCCCCGCTTTTCTACTTTTTCTTTAACCTAAAAGACAAAAGCCTTAAAGCCTAAAATACCCTTAAACTGCCGAGATGTTTATTTTATAAAGCTGGGAATGGAACTAAGCCTTTTAAGGTTTATTCCTGAAGTATTCCCTATCCCTTACTAAGCAGTGTCTCAGCCTACCGCTCTTCCAGAGGGGAATGGAACCTGAAGTATGGGGGTCTCGCCCTCGCGTGTGCGCAGAGCGGAGCAGTTTACCTTTTCCGAGCCTTTAGGCGAGGGAAAGTGAACTGCGAAGCGACCTCTTTTTCTTTCTCTCTTTTCTTTTATTTATTTTCTTTTCTTTATTTCTTTAAGAGAGGGCTGCAAGGGGGAGATTATTTCTTTTTTCTTTTCGTTTTTTCTTTTCTTTGCTCTTTCTTTTTCTGAACCACCATCAACCCAAAACATAAAAATGCGCCGAGTTTCACAACCCGACGCATCAGCCAAATTTGAAAAGAAAATTTCTTAGTACGTTATCTTATAATAGTTTCGTTGGCTATTCAGTCATTACTTGCTTCTTGTAAACGAGCGCAACCTGAAGTTCCGCATTGCAACCTTTGGACTGTTCCCAGCCCTTGCAAAGATATATCGCGTCACAGTCAAGTAGCTTCTCGATGCACATGCCCATAGACTGATTGTATGGAGTGGTTACTGACTTTACCACATCGAATGGTGTTACAGGTTCCCAGCCACGCTGCGCCAGATTGGTGGCAACCACGAAAGCGTGATTGCGCTGATCGTTGTAATCCTCTCCTGTGATAGGAATAGAAACGTATATTCTCTTGTTCATGTTTGTTGTTTGTTTTTTGGTTCACTATGCTTTCATCAGGATTATTTTCGTTATATTATTCTTCAGTTTCACTAACCAACAGCCACGAGAACCGCCAGTTGACATGGGCGAGCAGCCTTTTTACGATTTCATCGATATTGAAAGAGACTGCATTGAAATTGCTTATCTTTATGAAGCGATGCACCATTAAGTTTGTCTCGGTGTTGATACCTGCCGCATGAAGTATTATGTCAGAGCCTTGTTCTGGATATTGCTCAAAGGTTCTCCACCTCAAGGACTCCAGTCTTCCGTTCTTTGTTACTTTCATATCAATCAAACTTAAATTTATGGTCTGGTACTGTCAGCCCTTGCTGTTGTTGCCACCCTTTCTCTTTTTTGAGTTTCTGGAATTTTTCTATCAGGTCAACCATCACCTCGTCAGTAACGTGACCCAGATGAAAATAAACACACCCGTCGATGTTCCTGCAATCCTTTACTGTTTTCGCCGGACACCTCATAATCATTTTGCCATTCTCTTTTGAAGGCACAAACTGGTAGTCCGACAACTTAGAGTCCAAAGCCACCACGGTAATGCCCTTGAACTCTTGGTATTCAAAATGAATAGGTCTGCTCATTTTTGCTTGAATTAAAAACAGACATTGCTGTCATCAAATAAGGAATTGGTCGATAATGAACCATGCACAGCCAGATAGCAAACCACCAATGACAGTGCAAATCCAATCAATCCAATCCCATTTTTCGCCATATAGTTTATCTTTCAGTTCCAGACAAGAAGCGGCCACACAACTGCCATATATAGCTCCATATACTGAAAGTCCACATAAGCCAACTATAATGCCACCCAAGAGGTGCTTCCAGCGGTTGCTTTTAGCAAGCCAATCAAAAAGTCTCTTCATAATGCGCCTTGCTTAATTGTATTCCTCTTCTTCGGCGGGGTCGTGGTCTGTCGGTAGGATATTATTGTCAAACGCCATGTTCACATCTTGCTTAGTGAGATTGCTAATCTCTATTTTCTTCGATGCGTTGCGTATTCGACAATAAATTCCAGGATCTTCGCCCTCAACAAGGTCATTCAAGTGTTGAATGGTCTTATAGTTCAATATGCGAGTGCGTCCATTACCACGCCTTCCATTGTTACGCTCCAAAAGCAGCCCTCTTCTACGAAGTTCATAGAGACTCGCGCTGATTGACGGCGTGGATATTTTCAGACGAATAGACAACTCCTTTACAGTCAAGGAACATTCCCCATTGGCAATGGACTCTTCCAGTATCGTTGCTACGAGCATTAACTCATAATGCCTTAAAAAATATATTAAGACTCTGGGGATAGGCAGAACCATACCGTTGAATACCTCTTGTTGTTTCACTTCAGCCACAACCTTGTATTCAACCGTAGGCAGTGTTATCCCCTGTTGCATTTGGAGCGGGTCTATTTTAACCTGAAATGGAGCGAGAGATGGCAGTTTTGCCTTGTTTGGTACTTTTCTCATGTTATGAAAATTGTCATAACACTGCTTTCATCACGTCGGCAAAGCCTCAAAAATTGGTGCAAAGATAATCAAAATATTAAGATTTGCCAAAATTTGCATTGATTATTTACTGTATTTTTAATTTTTAATCCGAAATTACGCCGAAAAACAGTAAATTTGCGGTCAAAAAGCAGGCGTTACAAAATGAAAACTTTAGAACAGGTTATCCGATATACGCGAAAATGTCGTTTTGACGATGCAGAAGAATGGGCGCAAGTCTTATCTTTTTGCAGGCAACATGACATACCCGGCGGTCATATACACAAAGCGTTGAGACCTATAACACAATCCACCTATCAGCAATTCGTAAACTGGTACGAAAATGGGTATGGCATAGGCGATATTGTGAACTATGGCAGGACGATAGGGATGATATGCGATATGCTGCCTAACACCACTTCACTGATTGCCTATTTGGATTATGATGGAAAGCTAATATCGCAATCTCTGGAAATACAACCAGAACGAATACAGCCAACAAATGAAGAACAAAAAGCAAAGTTCCAGAAAGCATTATTTGAGGCAGGTTTGACTATTGATGTGAAGAAGGCTACGTTGACAAAACTGTACACCCCGGAAAAATATTTTTATGTCAGCTTTGAAGATGAAAAGGGGCTGACTAATGTCGGAATGTTCTTAGACTCAGACGGTTTCACATATCATTTTGCCGCTTTATGGAATGGAAAGAAAATTTTAATGGATTGTAGTGTACAATATAAGTATATCCTTTTGCGTCAGTCCACAAATAGCGAAATCAACCTTTTGCATAAGAAAACGTCAAAAGCTGGTTGGTGTTATAATGGAAGGACCAATCAGTTCATTAAAAGATCTGCGCGTGGTGAAAATAACTCTTATTGGTATATGACCGATAGATTTTGCATTACGGCTGATAAGGATAACGGCGACGCAAAGCACCGTGAACGCTTTAATGTCGGCAACTATTTCTTGGACTATACCGAAGCCATTACATTTATGCAAGAGGTAAAGAAAATGAGAGGCTGATAGCTCCTATATTAAATTACGGAACTATCAGCGCGTTTGCTATTTGAAATCAATTGGCTTAAAGCTCTTTTTCAAAGCGTTCTCGTACCAATAATCCTCCGCTTCTTGGGGTGTTATTTCAGACGCATACGACCGTTGGTTGTGCGATTCATTCCATTCTTGAACCTTTGCAACGCTGAATGGAAACATCCCCTCTGGTCTATCCGTGAAAGCCGACCTCTTATTATAGCAAGATTTTATGTCTTTGTCTGTTACATAGAGATAATCTTTATATGCCTGTTTAAACTGAAGAAGATTATAATTCTGATATTTGTTATAGAACAAAGCCCAAAGATAAACAATCATCTCCATATCTGTTAGTTTATCCCACCCATCGTTTGCGTCGTCTTCAGCAAGCATAATTATTTGTCGTGCGTAGATTCGATTGGCTTTTGCCTCTTCGCAAGACACCTCGTATGGCTTTAATGCCTCTGGAGTTGGCGGCACGAGATTTATGACACCTTCAGGTTCTATGGTATATTCCCCATCATCGTTCAAAGGGAAATTGAATATCTGATGCAGGCGAGTCTGGTCAAACGCATTGACTTTGCGAATGGCATACGAGCGATTCCATATCTTTATTCTCTTATAATTTAGTGTCGCGTCATTAAAGTCTTCCTGAATGTCAAGCGCAAGCCGGTCAATCAATTTCTTGGGGGCGGTTAATCCCCAAATGTCATTGCGAGAATCTTCTTTTCTGAGTTCTTCATCATAATCCACTGGAGCTATCGTATCGCAAAGACACGATAGTGCATAAGCGGCATGAAGCCTATATGGTTGGTCTGACACTTCCCACGGCTCATACATCAGCGTTTTCAGTTCTGATGGCGTGTATGGCTGATAGTTATCTTTCATTGTTGTTGTCCTCCTTAATTATTTCAGCTTCTTCAACGTTGTCACTTTCAGGTATCATGCTGACAACAGTTTCAGCAAGATTTGCTGCATACGGTGATGGATTGTTCAGGATATTCATTACATTTAACCTGATGATACGATACATCTCACGGGCGATAGGGCTGTTTGGTTGGTGCATACAGGCAAAAATAGCTTGGGCTATGTTTTCGCCATTGCCATGCAGTACAGAGCCGCATTGCCCGTCTTTGTGTGCGATGATGAGAATGTCCGCATCTTCGCCATAGATTTTCATTGCTTGTTCGAGAGCTTTGTTAGTCTTCTTTTCCATTTACAAGAATTTTTAAAGTTTTGACATTGCTATCATCAGTCAGTATTTCTTTCGGGTCAAGACGAAAGCCGCAATGCTCATCGCCAACCCTCCATTTTTTCGGTATTTTATTGTATGGTTCATATTTATCTTCAAGTGACAAGTCATATCTGAAGCAATTGTAACGATCCATGCAAGCACGGGCTTTACACCATTTGCTGTTTCGTCTCAGCTGATTATACGCTTTCTTTGTGATTTCATAGACCGATGTCTTAAATTGATTTCTGAAGCGTTCTGGAATAGTGCCAATAACCCAGATGTCATTTGACATAATAAGTTGTGCCCCTTGCTTTACGAACCAACGCTTTTTGCCTTTCCCTCCCAATATTATAGATTTGTCTTTACTATCGGCTACGAAAGGGTTAATGACAATACATTGGTTACTTAGAACCTCCATGTTTTTAGGAGGGTACTCAATCAGGTTTTGCCAATACGCACAATCATAGCAAATTCCTTTTTGTTCCATGATATGCGCGAAGCGGTTTTGTTCGTTATACCCCTGAAACAGAATACGCGCCCCACAACAGGAACAGAAGCGCACTCCGTTCAAGAGCTTGCATTTCATCGCCCTCATTATATTTCTATAGAGTTGAAAATACTTGCTATTTCATTGTCACGAATACCAAGATAGACCATAGTCGTGTCTATATTTGCGTGTTTGAATATGCGATTTAGGTAGATAAGAGACTCATTCGTCCTTCCACTTTTCTCATAGACGTAACGACCGAATGTCTTTCTGAAAGTATGAGTGCTGAAGTTCTCTATGTCAAGATTATACTTTATGACCCAAGACTTCAGCTGTTTGTTTATGTACTGGATAGATACAGCCTTTTTCTCTGGGGCTTTATGATTTTCCAGACAATAACTGGTCTTATTGGGTCTGCCCATCTTTATATACAATGTGTCGAGGTGATCCAAAGTGTTATTGCCAAGCCATACAGATTGAGGCTTGCCTGTTTTCTTAGCCGTAACAGTGATTTTCTTTTTGTCAAGAACATCACACCAACGCAACCTGCTCACGTCAGAATAACGTAAGCCTGTACAAAAAGAAAGAATACAGTAGCAAGCCCACCAGTATTTCTTCTCGTCAATAAGAGATTGAACCAGTTTTTGATAATCCTTGAATGGCAGATAATCCGCCGTTGTTATACTACCTTTTTTACTCATAACTTTTCAAATTTGGATTTATGGCTGCAAATTTACAATAAAAAATCCGAGAAAATAAAATATTTTGTTGGTTTCACTTTCTAAATAATGTTAAATACAATATAAGTAATTGGTATTCAGTTATAAAAGCGTCGTTTGTTTCACTTTCGCGCACGTGCGTACATTAATAAGTGAAACAAAAAGAGAGCGGTTTACACCGCCCTCCGCTTAATAAAGATAATGATGTGTATGTGCTATTTACATTGCTACGACATCGTTGTTAGCGTCATTCAGGAACTTATTTATAAAATATTGACAGCCTCTTTGTGTAACTTTGGTTGTGCGTGATACAAAAGGAGTGGTGGAGCCATTCTCTATTGTTCGAGTTATCACGACAAAGAGTTGCTGCTCCATTGCAAGCTGAGTTGGCTCGCATTTACCCTTGCAGATATATCCGTTATCCCTAAACCAATCCCATAAGCGATTGCCACCGATATTTATTCCATTCTGCTTTAAAATTTTGGCAAGCTCACGAACTAAAATTGTGTCGGTGGATGATACCAGAGCATTGGCAAAATTGACTTTAGGAATATTAGCCTCGATCTGTTCAGCTTGTTTCTTGTTTTCTGACATTAGAACCTCGTTCTCTTCAACCCTTACAAGCAGTTCTTTTAATGCTTCTTTATAGGTGATGGGTAGTGCAGGCGCGTTCTGTCTATGTGCAAGTTCTAACTCTTCCCAACGTATAACAAGTCTTGCACGTGCTTCATCATTAAATTTTGTGGCAATATATAAACACTCTAATTTATTTAGTTTATACATGGGTCTGCGCTCGCCCTTTTTATCTGTATATTCAACCAACGGAAATTTCCGTCCGTTGACCTTTTCCCATGCGCCCTCCATATTTCTGATAGCTTCGAGTACATCCGAGTGTCTTTTTCCTGTAATCTTCGCAATTTCAAGCGAAGTCATCGTTTCATTGTTAATTATCGATTTATTCATGTCTTAAATTTATTGCTTACTTATACATTGTTTGAAATTTTATTTCGCGCCAGAATGACCAAAACCGCCTTCGCCCCTTTCTGTTTGTGATAATTCACTCACCACCTCAAATGGCTCATCGTAATATTTTTCAATTACCATTTGTGCAATGCGTGTTCCCTGCGGCACAATAAAAGATGTGTCTTCTTGACTTTTTATAATTACTCCGACATTGCCGCGATAGCTTTCATCGACCATACCAATAATCACGTCGGCATTAAATTTTTTTGTAATGCTATCTGAGGTCTTACCCTCTATGCCTTTAAGTGAAAAACCGCTGCGAGGGCGTATGTTGGCTTCATAGCCCTTATCCAGTTCTATACTGATACCAAGTGGAATCAGATTGCGACCAAAGTGTATCTCAGTGTCTTTTGGCACATATAGGTCATAACCTGCGGCTCCTTGTTCGGCTCTTGTTGGTACTTTCGCGTTTTCTGATAATAACTTAATTCTCATTGTTTGTTGTTTTTTAATAATAAATATTCGCTTTCAAGCATTACGGATGTCTTAATCATTTTGCGAGTGGAATATATTTTCCTGTCCTCGCCTATTTCATTATCAAACTCAAATATGGTCAATACGCCAATATCATCAGGATCGATCTGAAAGTCTGGTGGCACGGCTCTCCAATAACGCTTGTTTACAGAGATAATGTCTCCGTAAGCGGCTTTTATAAGTGATTGCCGTAATGTGCCTGTTATAGTGGCGGCTTCACTGATAGACTTGAATATTGCCACCAGTTTATATGTTGCGTCAAATGCCACTATTTGAGTTGGGGTACTACTGATTATTTTCTGTGTTGCCATTTATTGAACGTTGTTTAATTATTTCTTGCAGGACATCGTTTGGTAAGCGGCTTTCTGCAAGACTATATGCAAAGCCATCGCTATACGCCACACCGTCAGAAATTGCATCGCCGACAAGATTATTGAAATACAACAGCATTTCCGGATTACAGAAAGCTATGTACAAGAACACCAATTCCGAAGAAATCCAGACATGATTATTGGGGGCGACATAGAACAATTCCGATGTCGGACGATTATAATGGTCTGCCAGTACTTTAATCATGCTTTTGCATGAACGAGAGAATATTTTGTAATCAACATCTTCCAGTTTATTGACCGCAATGTAATTTGTTGCGTCAAACACTACTTGCCCCTGTGAAACAGTGGAGAATTTCAAGCCTGTCAGCTCTGGAAATAGCTCCTCTGTTTCTTTCGGGTCATCTTTTAAGTATGTCGTTTTGTAATCCATTATTCTTCTTCGTGTTCGATAACATCCATAATCTTGGTTTCGTGCAACACCTCAATGACATAATCAGCCATAGAATCACGCATCATTTCCTTAATGTATGCGTTAGCTTTGTCAATATTGTTGGCTTGTACAAGATAGTTGACGTAAGAGCGAGTCCCTTCATTCGTGCGCTCGTTCAGCGTTATATACGCCAGCTTTACCTTGTACCACTTGTCATCTTGCTCGTTATCAGAGAACAGAATTTCACTAAAATCCGCACGTTTGATTGTGGCGATTTGGGCTTCATTCATAGAATAATCGGAAATGTACTCCGAGATGTTTGCTTCCGCTTCAGTGAATGAAAGAGCGTCCACGACGAACATTTCGCTTGTGCGTTTGATTGCCCCCTTGTCGTTTGTTTTCATGTAAGACACTTTAGTCTCGAACCATGTTGAATTTTTTATTTCCATGTTTTTTTGTTTTTAAGTCCACGATGTGCCGTGGAGAGGTTAAACTTGTGTACTGTCGGATTATAATAGTATATGGTGTACAGCAAAATCGTGTTAAAAACTGTTTCACGGCTTGTAAGTCCACGAGTATGAGCGAATAAAAATTTTGAAATTATTTTTCTGGGTGCATAACAAGAGCTTTTTGCGGTGTACATGAGTTTTGGGGTTCCGTGTTCAGGTGAGCTATTAACAAGAAAAACAGAAATTATGCGCAAAAGAACAGAAACAAACTCAACAGGCAATTTCTTCACCACCGAAGCATTGATTGCCCATTACAACATTTATAAGAAAACCATTCAGGAATATACGGAAGAGTTGATTAGGCGCTGCCAGTATAAAAACATCGTCAGTCAAGTCGCTGATGGCGTTGTTATGGATGACCGTTCAAGGCTGATAGACCTCTATGACGCTTGTTATATACAAAACGCTCATCTGCAAGGAACGATAGAGACCCTGTTATCACAGTTGGTTGGTAAACGATATATGCTTGCGAGAGAAGATGATAATGGAAAATGGGTACGAGACCCACAACAATCAAAAATATGTCAAGGCACACAATTTGAGAAGATAGTCCGTGCTATTGTGGAAAGCAAATTGTATGGCTACTCCCTCATAGAGATAATGTCAGACATAGACCCTGAGACAGGGCTGTTGCGAGAAGTAAACAATATAGAAAGGCGAAATGTGTTGCCAGACCAGCGAAGAGTTGTGCAGCGTTGGCACGAATGGACTCCCGGCTGGGATTTAGATGTAGAGCAGTTTAAGCATAACTATGTGCTTGTCAATAGCGGTGGGTTTGGCTTGTTTGCAGCCACCACTCCGAATATACTTGCTCAAAAATACACCGTAAGCAACTGGGTAAACTTCAGCCATACTTACGGACAGCCTTTGATACACGGGAAGACAGCTTCAGAAGATAACGAGTCACGCCAAAGATTAGCGAGGCGTATGGCTTCAGCCGCTCAAAACAAGATTCTCGTGACTGGCAAGGATGATGAGGTTGACATTAAAACGTTCACTATGTCTAATTCCGAGCAGATATATCGTACTTTGGTAGAACACGTAAACAAGGAGAACGACAACCTGATATTGGGAAGTGAATCAATGGCAGGCGGTATGCAATCATACGTTGGTTCAACTAAAGCTCACGAAGACATCTATCGTGCTCGTATTCAGACTTATCGGACATACGTTGAAAATGTGATGAACGAGCAGGTTATGCCGATTTTCAGATATTGGGGATTGGTTCAAGGTGATGTCATGTTCAAGTATATGAACAAGATAGAGATGTCTGACGAAAATAAGATCAAGCTCTATGATATGCTTACGAACAAATACGAGATTGAGCCAGAAGAAATCAATAAGGAATGGGGCATTGAAGTCGGTCAACAACGCAATTTTGAGAACGGGAATAACAGCACGAGTCTCGGCGATTGGGGCGATGGTGATGACAGCCACAGAATGAGCGACGAGGAATATTATAAGCGTTACGGTCATCATAGAGACAGTGTAAATTTTCTGTCAGGGGTGCAATAAAAGGCGGTTGCACCCTTAACCTCAGCAAGCGTATTAAAGCTGCCATGAGTGACGATGAAAAGGCACGACATGACAGTGAATACAAAGAGCTGTTAGCCTTGTTTATCGAATTGCTTAAATATATCCATGCCGACAGCAAGGAAGAGGCGTTGTACGCTCTTTCTGAATTGAGAGCCGAGTTTGCCATTAATCATGTGCTTAAAGGATTGGATTTGGATGTTGACGAGGCTTTAATGCTTTTACAAAACGCTGACGATGAGAATCTAACCCAGTATGATAAAGATTTGAGAGATAGGGTTGTTGCCGCTGTGAATAACCTTATAGATTTTGCTGTATGTGAAGAATATCAGCTGTATAGCGAGGCTTCTGACCTTATCGGTGATGAAGAGGTTGATTTTAATTCTGATGATTACGAAGAATTAGAGGCTCTTTGTGAGAAATACAACGATATTTACGCCACAGTTGAAGACACTGATATAGAGTATGCGGGCATTATGGCTGCATGGTGGATAAAGCTGTCAGCTGCCGATTACGTCGTATATTGGACCCAGAATGACGCTAAAGTACGTCCGTGGCACATGGCATTACAAGGATATGCTGCACCCAGAGACGAGTTTCCAAGTTGGATGATACCGCCTATTGAATATAACTGTCGCTGTTTTCTGGAAACATTGGAGTTTGCTGCTATACAAAGCAAAGTGGGTAAGGTCCAAGCGGGAGTTCTTGAAATTCAGGGCAAAAAGTCTTTATCAATCAAAAATGCTTTGAAAGCGGAAAAACCAAAACAAATTGGCGATGTTTATTCAGAAAGCCTCGCTAAGTGTGGTAAAATCTTCAGCGCATCGCACAATTATTTTCAAGTCAAAGAAGCTGACACGGAAATGTTACAAGATTTTGTAAAGCGGATTAAAGAAAAGTGGTATGGCGAAGTATGATATAAATAAGTTTGAGTTTTATAACGGCAAACTTTACTATAACGGCTTTTATGCGACCAGACAACAAGTGTCCGCATATAAAAAGCTGACAGGTCATTCTTCAGCCAAAGCCACCACAAGCAAACCAAGAGAACGCTATCGAGTAGGCAATCGCTGGGCTAAAATGCTTTCGATAAACCCAAATTCAAAAGCGGGTACGGCAAAATCGTGGGCAAAACCTTTAGCTAATAAAAACGGTTTTATACAAGTTGGTCGTGGCAATAAAATCATAGAAAGAGGCGGTAATACATACTGGGGAGCTAACCTTAAATCAACTAAAAGAGGAGTTGTTAGTGCTGGTACATTATTAATCGGCAGTAAGGATTGGATAAGACACATACAAATGAGCATACATCAACTACAAGTGCAAGCTGAATATTTCAGGATTGCTGTCGGTTATCGTGCGCAAAAAGTATTCCAAGACTCTTTTAGGTTTCAACGATTTTATAGTGCGGAAGGGCAAAAATGGGCTTCTTTGTCAGCTTATACGCTAAGAAAAAGAATGAAGCGCAAAACAAGTGGACCTATCCTGCGTGAATATGGCGATTTGCTAAACTCCATAAAAATAGAGGAAAATACTGCTTTAGAATCTGGTACTATCGGAACACAAATATACACTGATAAAGTGCCAATGAACTTGGCTCATCATAAAAAGCACACGCTATGTTATGCCGGTTGGCACAATGAGGGCAAGGGAACATACGGACGAGGCGTAAAGGGAAGATCACCTAAGCCTTACAAGAAACGACAATTCATAGGTCATTCCAGCAAAATTCTCCATTTTGCGGCTCAAATACAAAAGCGTTACCTGTTTGATATGGTATTCTTATCAAAGAAAGTGTGACGTTATGCCGCTGACTATTATTCATAAAGAAGAACCGTATGATTATTGATAAGAAAAATAAGCAAGTAGTCAGTGGGAATCAAGAGAGTGTGCTTGCCCCTGCAAAGGACACGATAGACAGTACTGAAATAGTCGAAGTACCAGAGCAAGTCGCCACTAATGGAGCGATGGATGTACTGAAGGCTATGAAGGAGATATTGCGAAGCGTGACTTGGGAGTATGGTGTCACCGACTCCCCCAAGATATTCAGAACTGTGCAAATAGATGACGGTCAATATGAGCGCATCATATCAACTTCAGGAAACCAAGAAGAAACGCTTGGATTCCCTGCTGCGTTCATACATTTCATAGAGTGGTATTATTTGGTTGACCAAAGTGTTGTTAAAGAAGGTCGTGCTCAGTTGCGCATACGTTTTATCCTGAATAGCCTCAACGTACATGAAGATGGGCATGATATGGATGTTTATTATGTAGCTGAAAGGATAAAGCAGACCATAGAGGAAAACATTTCCAAATATGAGTGTCTGCAAGAACGTTGTCGATTGACTTACATCGACCCTATGGAGAGTTTTGACAACAGCTTACAGCCTTGTTGGATGACTTACGAGATATGGTTCAAGCAATCAAATGTATGGCGGACAAGGAACAAAATTTACAAGAAGCTCGTGTGTCCTCCATTCACTAATCACGCAGATCAAGACACAAGCATAGAGGGAGTTAATCTTGATAACCATACCAATCTTGACCATCCACGCAAGTATGACGAGGCTACGAATTACAAACTCACAACCGAATAGTTAAACTTGCTGACTATAAGTTAGTTGCGAAAATATTTTCACATAAATTCAAAAATCATTCACTATTAACAAGAAAAGTAAAAGCATGGCAACGCAAAAGTTTAAATACATCAAAGGAAAGTATTGCACTGGAACACCTGCTGACATCTGTTTTTATACTGATGTTGACTACTGGAGTGTAGAAGAATTTTTGTATGAATTTGACTATCTCTTGAACTATGTGAATCCAAGTAAAATACGCATCCATATAAATTCTACAGGTGGTAGTGTTACTGATGGAATGAGCGTATTTAGTAAAATTCTGAATTGCCCAATACCTACGGAAACCATCAACGACGCTTTAGCGGCTTCTATGGGGTCTATCATTTGGGCGGCAGGTGATGAGTTGTATATGAGAGATTACGCTTTGTTGATGATACATAATCCCTTTGCGGATAACGACGGAGAGAAAGAGTATAATCAGATAACGGACGCTTTCAAGCAACAATTAAAAACCATCTATGTAAAACGCTTTGGTTTAACAGAGGAAGAAGTAGAAGACATAATGAATGGCAAAGAAGGCGATGACGGCACTTTCTTCACGGCAGAACAAGCCGTAGAAAAGGGGTTTGTACAAGCCGACCACGTTATTGAAACGCCCAAAGCCACCAAAGACCAGATACAAGCAGCACTGAAAGACTGTAAGGATATGGCAAAAATCAAAGCTGTGTTTGGGTTGGCTACTTCAGTACCAGCTTTTACAAATACGAAAAATCAAGAACAAACAATAACAATTTTATCAGAAATGGAAAAGAATGAAATTACCGTTTTTGCCGCTCTCTTCGGACTTACGGGAGAGAAGGCTACCACTGAGAATGTTACTGCTAAAATCAATGAGTTGAAGGCTAAGGCTGACAAAGCAGAAGGTCTCCAGAAATCATTGGACGAGGCTAACGCTCAGTTGACCGAGACAAAGGCTTCTCTCACAGGAGCTGAGACTTCAGTAAAGAACCTTCAGGCAGACCTCGACACAACGAAAACCACCTTGAAGAAGTATCAAGACGCAGAGAAAGCCGCACAGGAAGCTAAGGTGAAAGCTCTTATCGACCAAGCCGTTGCTGATTGTAAAATCAACAAGGACGAGGTTGAAACCTACACCAAAATGGCACAGGACAACTTTGAGCTTGCTCAAAACGTGCTGGCGAAGATACCTGCCCGTGACAATCTGGGCAATATCATATCGCAAGCCAACGCCAATGCCGCACAGAACGGCGTAAAAACCGCCGAGCAGGAAGTGCAGGCTAAGGTAGAGGCTACTATAGGCAAAAATTTCGAGTTCAAGAAACTCAGCTAATAAACGAAAGTAAAACACTTAAAAAACGATATAAACAATGGCAGTTTTTGAATTTGGCGCAGGTCAGAGTAACTATACGGGCGAAGTCCTTGAAGACCTCTTGACTTATACCGCGCAAGAGAACGAGACCTACAAGGAAGGTCTTATTCACATCAAGTCTGGCATACAGAAGAAATACGCTCTTCCGGGTGTTCAGCTTGGTACGATAATCCAAGATCGTAAGCCTACCCCAGTATCGCCTACCGATTCTTTGGGTACTTACAAGTTTGCGGGGCGTTACCTCGAACCACAGGACTTCATGGTCTATATGGAGTTCAACCCACGTGATTTTGAGCAGTACTACAAACCATTCCAACCAAAGGGAAATCTCGTATTCCGCGAGCTTGACCCGAAGGTTCAGGCAACCATGATACGTCTGTTGATGGAGCGCAAGACTGAGTATGTCAATCATGCTATTTGGTGTTCAGCCCTTGAAGCTGACAGCAAGGTCATCGCAAGCGCAGACGGCTCTGTAGCGGCAGGCAGCACTGAGATTGGTGGCGAGGACGCAGCAGGTCCGATGAAGTTCTTTAACGGTGCTATCGCACGTATGCTCATCAACTCAGCCGCAGCTGACAACACAGAGGACGCTAAGTGTGGTAAGGTCAACATCGCTGGCACTGGCGTGTTCGCGGACGGCGCTGCTGTAGAGGCCGAACTCTTCAAGATGTGGCAGGCAACTGAGCCAAAGGTTCGCAAGAAGGCAGGCTTGGTTATCCTCATGGACTATAAGTCTTGGGATGCTTACAATACATACCTATCCAGCAAGACCTACAAGAGCAACGATAACCGTGAAGAGAATCAGCACAGGTTCCAGGGCAAGCGTATCATACCTATGGTGGCGTTCCCAGACGACACTATCATCATGGGCGTGTTCACCACAGGTGTTGACTCTAACCTCTGGTTGGGCGTTGACTACTCCAACGACGAAGACGTCTTGCAGGTAGAAAAGCTCCAGAACAACTCTGAGCTTTACTTCTTCAAGATGTTGATAAAGATGGATGTCAACATCACACGTCCTGCTGAAATCACGGCTCACATACCGTTCTCTTACGGTGGATAAGTCATAAGCAATGTAATTATGCGAGACGGTTTAAGTGCCGTCTCGCTATATTAAAACTTATACAATATGGGTAGAACAGCTAAAACGAAAATCGCAGAGACGGCTACACAAGTCGAGAATCCAGTGAACGAGGAAGACGAGACTGTAGAGACGGCTACACAAGTCGAGAATCCAGTGAACGAGGAAGAAGCTGACAATCTGAGTGACGATGTTATCGCCCTGATGAAGCTCTATCCCCAGTACGAACATCTCTACATAACCCCGAAAGGCTTTGTTCACCCCTCTGGAGTTCCTGAGTACTTGCGAAAGGGAGCTAAACTTTACAAAAACAAATATTATCATAAATAATTCATAACAATGGCTACGAATACGAATTTAGGCGGTGTTTTTACTACCGATCTTGATGGCGCTATCAGCAATGCCGAATACCAGAGCACCGAGAATATAGGCGGTATCATTTTCGATACCTCTATAGTTGGCGGTCTTGTTAAGGCACTTGGCACCGACACTGTAGCTGCCACCACATTTGCCAACGGCAATGTAGTTGAGTTGAACAACTCCAAAGACATGACCGAAGCAGGCATTGACGACACCATTATGGCAGGTCTGGTCAAGTATCATCTTGACGCTTGCTTCTCAGTCAATGGTGTGCAGCGTCTCTTCGTGTCGTTCATGAATAGTGACACCGACAAGGAGTTTGAGGCAGTGGAGAAAATGCAGCTCGCATCGGGCGGCATAATAGACCACATCGGTATTTGGACTGGCAAGGCTATTGCCACGAAGAACGAGGACGGTACTTATTCCGTTGACGCAGGCAACATTCTTTCCAAGCTGGAGAGCGTCGCTGAGTCTTTGGGCGGAAAAGTTGGCGTTACCAACTATGACGGCAACGCCCCTCTGAACATCCTTGTTTCAGCTCCTATTCTGAACGAGACAGAGGTTGACGTGAGAAAGTTGCCAGACCTCAGCAGTCTGGGCTTCCCCAAAGTGTCTGTCTTGCTTGGTCAAGCCGCTTCAGACACAGTGCGCAAGCTGATGTTCGCTGTCAACAATGTTGATGCGACAACTAAGACTTACGCTCCCGTAGGAGCTATCGGAGTCGCTATCGGAGTGCTTTCCGTTGCTCCTGCAAATGAGAGCATTGGTCACGTTGCAAGCTATGACCTCGCCTCAGTAATGCAAGAAGCCGAGCTTGCTCTTGGCAACCTGATTGCTGACGATGAGGGCTACACAAGCGAAGCGTCGTTCACGAATATCAAGACGCTGAACTACAACAAGCGCAACAGTTACCTGCACAAGAAGGGCTATATCTTCACCACCAACTACGATGGTTTGGAGGGTAGCGTTTTCTTCAGTTGCGACCAGACTCTTGACACAGGCGATTACCGCAGTTTGACACGTTGTCGTGTAATGCACAAGAGCCGTCGTGTAGTGCGCCGTGCTTTGTTGCCATACGTCAACGCCGATGTCGAGGTTGACACGACTACAGGCTATCTGTCAACATCTACAATAGCGATGTTCCAGAATGTTGTCATCGAGGCTTTGGACGCTAACATGAAGGAGCCTGCTACAGGCACACCACAGATTAGCGGTCGCACTTGCAGCATTGACGCTGAACAGAACGTGCTGGCAAACGATAAGATTGACATCAATTACACTCTCGTTCCACGCGGTATCACGAGTGAAATCAACGTAACGGAAGGCTTTGCGTCAACCGCCAGCTAATGTATAACAATAAATAACATACGACAATGGCAGCTATTATCAATAACGTAGCATACAGTTGGTCCATGATACAGCTTCAGACCAACTTGTCGGGCGAGAGCGAGTCTTCGCCTATCCTTGTTGACTGTACGGCTATCAACTGGAACACGGAGCGCAAGATAGAGCCTATCTATGGTTTGGGCGGTCAGCCTCGCAAGCGTGGCTTCGGCAACGTAACCTACGAGGCAAGTATCACTCTTCCATACGGCACTCAGATTTCTCTCCGTGAAAAGTCAAGCGACGGCACTTTGCTCGGTCTTGGTGAGTTCAACCTCATTGTAAGCTGGGTGAACGACGTTGCGGCCAACGTAACGTCAGAGACCATAACCCTCGCTGGATGTATTCTTGCACAAGGTGGCATGGATGCGTCGCAGGATGACACCTCTCTCACAAAAGAGTTCAACCTGCACCCGCACCGCATCTACACCGGCACTGTACAGGCAAATTCCAACATGAGTTGGAGCCACGAGCTTTATGGAGGCGCATAAACGGTTTATTACTTGTTTATACTATCAGTGGGAGCAGTCAGAAATGGCTGCTCTTTTATATTTTTGCCAAGATTGACTATTATATAATGACACCCGAAAATCGGGCGAACTGAAGTATATAACATTAAAACCATTAATTATTATGGCAAGAGAAAAGAAAGAAGTCGCTCAGGCAGCTGAAGAGCAGAGCGCATCAGTGATTAATTTCACGTCAGACGTAAACGTTCCACTGGAAATCCGTGAGGAGATCGCGAAAAAGGCACAAGAGCTGAAGCAGCAATACGGTCTCCGTAAAGTGTATGTCGCAGTTGTGGTTGGCGATGAGGATGACGACAAACCCCTGTACATTGCGTACTTGCGTCGCCCGAACCTCATGCACTTCAGCCAGTACATGAACTTCGTCCAGAAAGATCTTATTCAGGCGAATAAAATGCTCGCAACCAACATTTTCCTCGCAGGCGACAAGGAAATGATTGACGATGACGAGCTTTTCTTGTACGGAACTATGCAGCAGTTGAGCCGTGTCATAGACTCGCGCAACTCTGACTTGGTAAAAGTATAGAGCGTTGTCGCATTGGCAAAGAGGATTATTTCCGACAACGCTTTGCACTGACCGCATACTACTATCCTCATCTTGACTTGAATGACATGAGCATGGAAGATTTCGCTTTTTGGAGTGAGAACGCTTACTGGGTACATTCCCAAATGCTCATGGTGCAACAAACCAATGCTTTAGGAATAATCTCCGGGGGTGCAAGAAAATGACAAAATGGGGGCTGACATCAGTTCCCATTTGTTTTTTCTATTAATAAGAAAGATATATTCAATGGCAGGATTAAGTTATGTAACTACTGGAATTAAAGCCAAGCCAGATTCCACATACAGTATTCCAACCGATGAAAGCATTGGAGCCATGCTGTTTGACATCAGTGGCTTCGCCAAACCATTCGACGGTTATCCGTTACTGTATAACAATTTTAAGAACAATAAGATACAGTGTGTCAAGAACCTTGATGACGCTTCCTTGATAGGTATTGTCAATGACAGTTTCTTGAACGGAATGTTGTATTATCACGTAAGTCAGTTCTACAAGATGGTCGATAAAGAGCAAGCCTTATATATCTGCATTGCCGATTGTACGGACAACTGGGATGTGCTTCAGTATATGCAACAGCAAGTAAACGGCAAACTCTTTCAGATAGGAGTGTGGACCTCTCAGCCGATTTGGAACAAGAAAAGTGATGGTAATATAGGGTTTACCTCGTTGATAACAGACTTGCAAGCGCAAGCTAACGAGATAAATGGTCAAGTCGGTGAACGCACATTTACTATGATACCGTTAAGCATAATGCTGTGTGGCAATAGCAATTACATAGGCGGTGATACTGTCAATTATAAGACACTACCAGATGCTTTGACACTGAAATGTCCGAAAGTTTCAGTGATATTGGCGCAAAATGGTTCTGATGACGTTCATAAGATGCAGGAAGCCAACCCAAATCAAGCCCCAGTCAGTTCATTAGGTCTTTTAATGGCTTGCTTGGCATTGTGTGGTGCAGAAGAAAGCATTGCGTCATTGAAAAAATATGACTTAAACCAGAATGAGGATTTCAATAACCCAGAATTGGGATTTGGGGATAGCTATACTCCATTGAAGAACGTCAATAGAATACGAGCCAATCTCCTTTCTGAAAAGGGCTATATTATTCCTATTGATTACGAGGGGTTGGAAGCGTCTTATTTCTTCAGTAGCGACCAGACTTTAAGTGAAGGCGATTTCAGTACTATAGCCAACAATAGGGTAATGCACAAATGTCGTAGGGCTGCCTGTACAGCATTGCTGCCGTATATCAACAGCGACCAAATGTATGATACAAGCAGCAAAAATATCAGCGTTACCGCTATAGCCATCATCACAGACTCTATCAATACGATTTTGGATTCTGTGATGAGGAACAAGGAAGGGCAGACGCAGATAGACGGTAGGGTTGTGGAGTTTCAGGAAAGCAAAGACTTGTTGAACAGGGATTCGATTTCTATGAAACTCACCATTACGCCAGTTGACAGTAGCGACGAATTGTCTGAAACTGTTTCGCATGACATCAACCAATAACTTTTCTTCTCGCATCTATATATTTTCTCCCCGGACAGTGATTGTTCGGGGCTTTTCATTTTAGACTATTAATAAGTAATCAAACATACATATCATAATTAAATACAAATGACAGATTATAAAGATTACATTGTTAGGTATGACATCGTGGCTGATGTAACAAAAGCCACCGAGGGGTTACAGACCATTGCCAATATAGCAAAGGAGTTTGAAGCCCCGATGAAAGCCTTAAAAGACTCCATTACGCAGGTTAGTCGCTCAATGCAGCAATTAAAGACGAACTCGCAAATCAAGTTTGAGCCAATAATTGATGTCAGGGCGTTTAACAATCAGCTGAAAGGCATGGTTATTCAAGTCCGCAATGCCGCTGCTGAAATGCACACAGCGTTGTTTGAAACTCTGAATGGTAATGCGGCCAGTACTAAAACTATGAGGCAGGGTGCAAACGCCGCTTTTGGTGGTACAAAGTCCGTAAAAGACCTTAAAGCAGACATTGCCGCTTATAACAAGGAACTGGATAAACTTCTTGGCACACGTAAAGTGACGAAATTAGGAAAGAATGTCCGAGAAAAGGACGGTTCTATCTTAATGGCTAAAAACGCAGGCAATCTGGTTCGCGTAACGGAATTAGAAAGCAGAAAGAAAGCACTGCAAAATGCGATAAAGCAGCGTAAGGCGCAGCTAATTGAAGCCGAAAAATTAGAAAAAGAATTAGCCGCCCAGCAAGCCAGGACCGCAGGAGCAGTTAGCAAGACCGTTACACCAGTTAAAGCAGAACCGGCCAAGCTCACCAATGTCACTCCAGCAGTCATAAAAGAATGGAAGAAAGCCTTTGGTGACTCCAAAAATAAATTACTGACAGTCAATATTCGAGGCAATGCCAGTGGTGCTAATGGCGCTTTGACTGTCATTGAGAAAATCCAAAGCTCGTTAAAATTATTGCAAGAACAAGCTGTGTTCCAGATTAACCCAATCTTGAGCAAAGAAGGTTTTGCGGCAGCTGAAGCACAATTACGTCAACTTGCGGAACTAAGCCGTGCCATAGCCGCACCCTTTGGAACTCAAAGCAAGTCAACCAAAGTAGGTAAGAACATAACCGCTTTGACTAAAGAGGAACAGGCTAAACTAACAGCGGCCCAACAGCAAGTAAAGGCGTGGAACGAGAAAATAGCAAGCATACAAAGTCGCCTTAATGCTAACAAGACTAAGTATGCGCAAGCTCCTACTCCAGCCTTGAAAGGTCAGATAACCAAAGATGAAAACTTATTAGCCAAGTATGGAAAAGACAAAGCGGAACAGGAAGGCATTGTCAAGAACTTGCAGGCTAAGGCGGCAAAAGCTACTACTACAGCGATAGCCCAGAAGACCAAGCCATTAGCTATTGACGTGGTTGGTAATCTCAGCAAACTGAATGTAACTAAAGAATTTATCGTGCCTGTCGTAGGCGAGATGACTAAGATTCAGAACAAGATTAGCGAAGCCATACCAGTCAACGTAAAGATAATGGCAGACCAAGTAGGTCAATCTTTACGTGCCATTCCTCGTCCGACATTGATTGTTGACGTGAAATTAAACACCTCTGGCGTAAATCAGCAAATACAAAGTGCAGGAAAGCAAATACAGGTCAAGCCAGCTGCCGCCCAGCAAGCCAGGACCGCAGGAGCAGTTAGCAAGACCGTTACACCAGTTAAAGCAGAACCGGCCAAGCTCACCAATGTCACTCCAGCAGTCATAAAAGAATGGAAGAAAGCCTTTGGTGACTCCAAAAATAAATTACTGACAGTCAATATTCGAGGCAATGCCAGTGGTGCTAATGGCGCTTTGACTGTCATTGAGAAAATCCAAAGCTCGTTAAAATTATTGCAAGAACAAGCTGTGTTCCAGATTAACCCAATCTTGAGCAAAGAAGGTTTTGCGGCAGCTGAAGCACAATTACGTCAACTTGCGGAACTAAGCCGTGCCATAGCCGCACCCTTTGGAACTCAAAGCAAGTCAACCAAAGTAGGTAAGAACATAACCGCTTTGACTAAAGAGGAACAGGCTAAACTAACAGCGGCCCAACAGCAAGTAAAGGCGTGGAACGAGAAAATAGCAAGCATACAAAGTCGCCTTAATGCTAACAAGACTAAGTATGCGCAAGCTCCTACTCCAGCCTTGAAAGGTCAGATAACCAAAGATGAAAACTTATTAGCCAAGTATGGAAAAGACAAAGCGGAACAGGAAGGCATTGTCAAGAACTTGCAGGCTAAGGCGGCAAAAGCTACTACTACAGCGATAGCCCAGAAGACCAAGCCATTAGCTATTGACGTGGTTGGTAATCTCAGCAAACTGAATGTAACTAAAGAATTTATCGTGCCTGTCGTAGGCGAGATGACTAAGATTCAGAACAAGATTAGCGAAGCCATACCAGTCAACGTAAAGATAATGGCAGACCAAGTAGGTCAATCTTTACGTGCCATTCCTCGTCCGACATTGATTGTTGACGTGAAATTAAACACCTCTGGCGTAAATCAGCAAATACAAAGTGCAGGAAAGCAAATACAGGTCAAGCCAGCTGCCGCCCAGCAAGCCAGGACCGCAG